CACTTATTCCACTATAGTTATGGAACATGAAGCAACTATGTTCACTGATCTGATGAGAATCTGCAGCCAAGAAAATCATTGCGGCGGCACTCATACAATTACCTTCTGCACTAGCCACGACAGTTGCTGGGGACTCTGCAATCACCCGCATGAATTGAATCGCAGTCGCAACGTCACCCCCAGGACTGTTTATATGTAGAATGACGATATCGTTCTCACTGGCATTTCGAATTACATGAAACCACTTCGAATAATGCTCAGGGGACAAAATGGGACCACTTAAATAGAAACTGTGCTGGCGGGCAATAGGAATGTTTAAAAAAGCATTGGTTGGTGTATTGAGATCGAGATTTTCATTGAAATCTTCTTGGTTCATGCGTTGGCGCGCGTCCTTTAACCGTACATCTTCCGAATTCATCGATCTAGTCGTCACTGGCGCCTCCTTCAGTTTTTGTTTAACGTCTGGCTTGGAAGTCAAGCCAGGTAATGCATTCAATCCGATTCATTCTTGTGATTTTTATCATCTATCTTATTTAATGACTCTTTATTCTCTTCACGGTTTTTCCCAAAAATTCGCTCGTACCCCTCCTCATAAGCTTTTGTGATGACTCGACTCCTGATGGCATCACCTGTGATGTCGTTTTTTGTGGCCATACAATCACCTCCTATCAGTTATTGAAATGGAGCTGGGTGTGGGATTCGAACCCACGAATGGCGGATTACAAATCCGCTGCGATGACCACTACGCGAACCCAGCGAAATTGATTTCACCATTTCCCAAGAGGACAACTTGCTTGCACAAATTTAACTTTTGCATCCATGAAGCAGCCACATTTTTTGCAAGTTCCTGTGATCTTTGTGTTGCCAGGAATTTTGACCAAGTATTCACAATTCCTGCAAATCGACAAGCGTTTTTCCTGCTCTTCGGTGGTGGCCATCTTAAGATTACCTGTTAGTGCATCTTTTGCAACGTCTAGTATGTTATAGCCCATCTTCAAAAGATATTTATTTGCATCGAAGAATTTCCAACTCTTTCAATCTATGCGCAATCAGATACGCCTGCGGATTCTTGAAAACCTTAATTTTCGGAGAACAGTTGCATGGACTTTCATGATCTGTCATCAGGAGTGAGTCCTCGGCTTCTCTGAGCAAGGACTCGATCTCCCGAAGAATTTCCAATTCTTTATCCACAGTCATGCCGCCATAGCAAGCAATTTAGATAACACTTCATTTTTAATTTCATCACCGTTTCCATAGTATGCATCCCAAAATTGTCTTGAGGCATCACGCTTACCTGTCCCATGCGTATACATCTCAGTGATGGCATTCAAAGCACCCCAAGCCGTTCCATGCGAAAGAGTTGCTCCTGCCCCATTACCATACAGCCGCATAAGTTCATTAACGCGTCTGGTAGCGCCCCAAGTCTGTTCTTCAGCTGTTTTCTTGGGATCGAAGAACATATCCTGGTAAAATTTTCGAACTTCTTTATCAGACATTTCGAAATTCGCCAACTTGCGAAGATTCTCCATAAATTCATTCCATGATCTATCTAATAGCCCTAGATCAATTTTCACCGCAGCAGGATCCCATGCGACCTTGTGAGTTCTCTTAATCACCCTTTTCGAATTTCCTGACAAAGCAATTGTAAGTGTATTGTTGCAAACAACCCGCGTCGAAACGAACTTGGCGGTAGTCGCAAGAGTTCCATCAACTGCAGTGACTAATAATAAATGTCCTTTGATTTCATCACCTTCAATAACATTTTCAGCTTTACCTGTCTCTGCTAGTGCCCAGAAACGAGTGCCGCCAAAGAGAGAACCTGCAGTTGATAATTTCATCCCATGTAACTGCATTAGATCGCGAAAGAATTCAAGCACCTCTCCTGGCTGTACGACTTTAAAATCTGAACCTACAATTGAGAGAGGTGCTTTTGTGTCAGAACGAAAGAGAGCTTTCTTATCTGGAAAGACTTTCGAAACAATCTTACCATTCTCTAGAGTTTGATAAGTGATAGCAGATTCAAAAACTTCCCAGTCGAGACCTGATTGAACTTTCCAAGTCTCAATAGGGGCATTTTCGTCAAGTTGCTGTCCTAGACCATGCCAGATCGCCTCGCGCGACCCAGTAAAAGCCATTTCAGCAAATCCGTTTTCGCGAATAGTGATTTCATGTGCCATGACAAATCTCCTTCAATTACGATTTAATGTGAGATTGACCTAAAACTATTTCAACGCTCGGCTCCTGAAAGTCCGTGGTCAGCTGAATCCACCCTGCTTTGTTCACGAGCTGATCAAGAAACTCCGCTTCCGCCTTCTCCAACCGTTCAATGACCGAATCATCGTAGTGTTTCAGTCTGATATACAAGACAATATAGTTATCATCAATTTCAGGATCCTGGTAGACATCCATAACCAGCTTCGCTTCGGGAAAGTGCTTCTTTGCAGCATCTACCGCTTTTGGAATCACATCCAAGAGCTCGGTAAATTGCAATAGGTATTCCCGAATGCGGTCGTTGCCGTATTCTTTTAAAATCTCTTCAACGTTCTGTGCGACTTCATGTGTCACGATAAATTCTCCTTCTTGTCCATCCGCCCACCCACCCAAACTAACGTTTTTCTTATTGATTAAAAGATATCGTATTCATCCTCATCATCATCGACGTTCGTGAAGACATGAACGTTACCGAAGATGTGCGTTGCCTCAGCCTCAACGTCAAAGACTACATCAAATGCGTCATCGAACTCAACGATGATACCGAGGCCTTTGATATAATCAATGTCCCCGTATTTTTCGACAACGTCAATGGGAACAATGCCAATCAATCCTGAATCGACAGACAACCTCTTGCCTTCACTGCACCAGTAAGATCCGTCGCCATGGGCAGTTCCATAAGCCCAAAACTTATCTTCCCCGATATAAGCCTCGCAAGAGGCTTCAAAGTACCCACAGCTTTCAATGAATTCAATCCACGCATCGCGATCAGAAATAACGTAGCAGGGGTCACCGATGTAGTATTTACCGGCCGGAAGTGTCAAAGTGGTCTTGCTCATGATATGTCTCCTTTTTTCACCTTACGATTATATTATAATGCAACCTTTACAAGATGTCAAGCAATTTTTGAAAATTTTTTGAACTTTTTTGAGAGAGGACATCCCTGTCCTTCAGCAGGTGCTCGCAGTCACTGCCCATCATTACCTGCGTAGACATGAATGTCACCAAAGACGTGAGTTACTTCATTTTTGGTATCGAAGATTGCGTCGAATGTATCGCCAAACTCAACGATGATACCGAGGTCACTGATTTTATTGATATCTCCGCGGTAGTACTTTTCGACGACATTGAGAGGAACAATTCCAACTAATCCAGAATCAGAATGCAACTCTTTGCCTTTGCTGCAATGATAGGTCTTACTACCAATAGTAGTTCCGTAAGCCCAAAATTTGTCTTCTCCGTTGCGAGCTTCAGGAGAAGCTACAAGATATCCGCAGCTATCAAGGAACTCAATCCACGCATCGCGATCAGAAATGACGCGACGAGGATCACCGAGGTAGTACTTGCCAGCTGAAAGAGTGAACTTTTTCATCATGATATTCTCCTTTTCACATTTCACGATTATATTATAGCACAACCTTCACAAGATGTCAAGCGCTTTTTGAAAAATTTTTAGGGGAGGACATCCTTGTCCTTAAACATGTTAGTTTTGAGAGCGAAAGGATCTGCATGTAATTACTCAGGCAAGATGGCACAGAGCCGAGGATTGCCGCGAGCATCAATCAGATCACCTGTTTTCTTCGAGCGATACAGAACCAAATCACCTTCGAACGCTTCATCTTTTAGCTCGCAGTTGAGGAAGATCTGAATTCCGCTGTAGTCAGTGATTCCAGCTTCATCGACTGCTGTTTGAATCGTAGCTTTCACGCTTCTGCCTTGGCCCTGCGGAATGACTGCAAGGACGTCATGGCCATTCAACGCAATCGTATACAAAAGATCGTTTTTCATGATATGTCTCCTTTTCACAACTTTCGATTATATTATAGCACAACCTTCACAAGATGTCAAGCAATTTTTTAAAAAATTTTCATTCTTTGACATCGGACTCTAGATGTTCAAGAGCCCAGTCGAAGAGATCATTTGCATCCAAACAATGAGAATTTTCCATCTCTAGAGCCTCACCAATTGCCTCGAAGCAAGTCCAGCGCTTACGTTCTTGTTTCACGAAAGGTAGGATAAAGCAAAGAACACCCAACCAATCATATCCTTCTCCTTCATGAGTCTTGAACCAAGCGAGAGCTTTAGCCGCCTGCTCGTCAGTTAAATTTAGATCGAGTACGTCCCATCTTCCACTATTGAGATTGATTATCTTGCCGCGAACACCCCCATCCCTGCCAGATGATGACCAACAAACATCATTGATGACTAGTTCAGCATGGCTCCATTCGCTTAAAGTTCGTAGACGAACCGCATAGTGGAAGAGAATGTTCCGCCAATCATACCTCGGCGGACCTTTATATAGAGCTAATTGCACATGAAATTTTGGCTTCAAGTTTTCAACTCCTTCATTGTTTGCTTGTTCTTCGGGTTTTGGGCTCCCAAAAATTTTATCAAATATGGTTATGATATTCATGTAGAACTCCTTTTACATGGACTCGTTCTCTTTGTTTTCTTCGTTCCCTTCCATCCCTTTCTTCTTCTTTTTCTTCCTGAGTGCTTTTTTAGCTGCCGCGGTGGCAATTGCCATCTTTTGATCCTTGGGTATATCAGGATGTTCTTTTTCGATAGCTTTTGCAATTTCTTCGCGTTTCTCTAATTCAGCTGGCGTAAGATGTCTTTCTTTGAGAAATTCATCGAATGTTTTCATTTTTGAATCTCCTTTCCTTTCCTCGAAAATGTTCACCATGAAATGATAATAACAATACCATCTCCGCCTCGACCGCCCGTGGCTTGCGTAGCTCCAGTAAATCCCCCCCCACCGCCTCCGCCACCAGAACCCATACCGCCATCACCACCTCGACCCCCTGCGGCTGTAGAAGCACCTGATGCACCTAAACCGCCACTTCCCCCACCTGTTCCACCCCAACCATAAAGCAGCTTCGGAAACAAGCTAGCTCCGTTTGATCCATTACTACCTGGGGAGTTACTTGCAGCTCCGCCGACTCCTCCTGGGCTACCGACAAAATACGTTGGTTGCGTAAGAGCAGTAATTACTCCGCCGTTACTTCCTGCGGTCGAAAGCGCAGGAAGTCCTCCACCTCCAGCCCCGCCAGTAACAACTACGCCATTTGTGGGGTATGTGATTGAAGTGCCGATAACCGTACCACCTCCAGCCCCGCCAGCTTGACCGGCAAGGAAAATGTAAACCCCCAACCCAGCAAGAGGACAGGAGGCTATTGTAGCAGCTGAACCAGCATTGCCAGCAGCACCAGCGGTTGAGCCTGAAGCGATACCACCAGCGCCACCACCATTGGCAAGTAAAACATAATTCTGTATATTCGAAGTATGAGGCTGAGTTGAAACAATTGATTGTGCACCCGCTGTACCTGGATCCCCTCCTCTACCTACGCTTACAAATAAAGTATCAGGTAAGAGGCAGGCAGGGATAACTAACATAGATTGACTGCCTGATCCTCCTCCTCCGCCGCCTGCCGCAGTAGAAGCCGCGCCAACCGCTCCTGATCCTCCTCCGCCACCGCCACCAATACAAATCATATAGCACATCGACACACCGCGGCGTTTCTGCCAAGTCAACCATGCGGGAGCACCAGTCGCTCCCGTACCTCTAAAAATCTGAACATCCGCGCCTGGCTGTTCAGCTAAATGCATCACATCTAGCATCAGTACTTGCCTCCAATGGCAGTAACTGCCCAACCAGCGGCAACCGTTGTTCCTAGACCGACTATAATAGAATACCCTGGAGGTAGAACAAAGTTCAGTGGGTAATCAGCCTCGATAGTAGCTGCAGTCGCAGAGGCCGTGGTGGCTGGTAAAGAAAGTTCACCGTACAGCCAGTTATTAGTAGTTGAGCCGTTTATAGATTTGACAATTCCAGTAGGGGCCGTCTGAGTAAATGAATTTGTGTTTGAAGTGAAGTACGATACTTGTCCACCCGAAACACTCCCCACAAAGATCATATAACTTACTGCGCCTGTCACCGCTGTCCAGTTCCAAGTGATAGATCCCGTAGGGCCAGTGACTGAAACGGCTGTGGATTCTGGCGACGGTGAGGTTGGGACACCGTATTGATCGACGGCAACGATCTTAGCGTAATAGGACCCCGATTGTAGACTGCCCCCTGACGTAGAGGCAGTTCCTGTAGGGGCGGAAGAAGGCGCTGAAACAACTGAAGCAAAACGCCCTTGGCCGTTATTAATATAGATTCGACACACCGTAGCGACGTTAGTACCTAGCGCTTTGAAGCGCAAACGCTGAATATATCCGCCATTCGTAGAATCGGCAGTGAAAACTACGGCGTTGTTGGCATTTTGTCCATTATAATCATTGGCAGCGGTAGTTAGAACTACACCGCCTTGAATGTCGCCAGCACGAGAAAAGATCGGTGAGGTATTAGCAGCCATGTGTTTTACTCCTTAAAGCACAAACATATTAAGGCGCATAGCATATACAAGTCCTAGGTTGGTAGAGGGGGTTGAAGTGTCTTTGTTAATTAAGTACGCGACGCTTCCTGTCATATCAGAAGCATACAAGTCAAAGCCTGCCCCGACTCGCACTAAGTAAAGTGTATTGGGCTCAAGCGTTGCTGGTAAATTTGCTACAACTTTAGTAAATCGTATTGCAGCCATGCCTTACCAGCCTGATGTTTCTAACCTCGCCCGCGGATAGTCGCCGTTATAGGTAAAATCGCCGTTGGCATCCTCCCCGACCTTACCAAGTTGCGTAAGATTGGGGTGCGTGTGGCTGTTTGACACTGCAGTGTCGATAGCCGAGGGAGACGAAGATGGTTTGCCCTGGATCATTGCCCAGGTGATGGTCAGATCCATCGACTCGTATTCAGTCAGCTTGATCCACTGATTGGTAGCTGCTCGCCAAACATAAGACGCCGCGCCACTGTTAACAGTCGAATCGCCGGTCGCATCAAGTACTAGTACGTATTTGCCATTAGTTTTTGTGAGAGCGTCACGCGCGGCAATATCCGCGACGATCTCGATATTACTACCAGAACCCGCTAGGGACGCATCAATCATCGCCTGGATGTCATCTGAGTTAATAATGCGTCGCGCCTGAGTACCCGCCGCATTGGTGACATACATCTCGACGTAATTGGGTTTTGTTGATGGCGCGACGAGATAGACACTATGCCCTTCGAGCGTGCCGGGCAAAGTAGTAGTTTTATGAATTTTGATGAGTGCCATATAACCTCTCTAGATTTACCAATGTGTTGTTGAACTTATAACCGCAGGACAATATAAACCACCATCAGATCCATGTGTAAGTGCATTTCCATCATCTGCGCTAATTACCCCCGAAGGTCCTGGCGGCCCTGGAGGCCCTGAAGGCCCTGGCGGCCCTTGTGGCCCTACTTCAATCTTTTCAATCACAATAGGATCTTTTTCTACAGTAATTACTATAGTGTCGTTTTCTACGACAACGATAGTCTCAGACATTATCTAGTTACCTCAGGAGAAAGTGTAATAGTCCCTTGAAATAATCTCTCCACAATTCCGCCAGATGAAACAAATTCAAGATCATATACTCCAACTTTGAAATTCATAGAAGCAGTGACGGTAGCAGGAATTTCAACTGAAAATTCTCCATTAGCGGCATTTGTTATTACAATCCCGCCATTTTCTGTGGTTAAATTTATGATATAGTTCGGAGATTTGATTTTTTCACGAATCTGCATCCTAGCTGTATATCCAGCCAAATTAACAGGAGTTGCAGGATTGCCTGTCTTCCATTTGAACTTTTGTGAAAAAGTACTGCCTTGATAGATGGTGAGATTTATTACTGCAGGTTTCATGGTTTAGGCATACAGTTTAACTAAACGTACCCATTCATCTCCAGGACCTAAAGCTGCACGCATATTCAGACCTCTGACCAATTTACGGAGATTGATATCACCCTTCCGCATATTCTTTCGCATTACCTCAACAACTTCTTTTCGAGCAGCTTCATCAAGTTCCAGGCCATCCTCAAGTGGAATTTTATTGACGATTTTTTCCATGAAATTGAGAACTTCTTCGTCAGACGGATCGATGGAAATCATTAAAGCGCGGGTTCTCAGCGCACCATCGGGATCAAGTTTATCGATGCTAAGATTTGAAATGAAAATAATTTTTCCAGTAAATTCAAAGTACTTGGGAATCTTAGTATCATCATCTTCATCCATTTCTTCAGGATCAACCAGATTCTTACTGTCCTTATTCCAAACTAGCTTGCGGACTTTCTTAGTATCAGTTGCGGCTTTGAGAAGATTTCGACTATCTTGATCAGCAAGAGCCCCATCACTATCATCGAAAAGAATGATATCATCACGATGTTTATACAGTAACTTGTAGATTCCAATAGCCGATGCACTGCCGGTGTTCTTAAAATAGCCTTCGCCGTCATGTAACCCTAATTCATTCAGAACAGACTCGACGGTATGGGTTTTACCAATTCCACCTCTACCGGCAACAAAAAGCGCGTTCGAAGCTCCTTTCACAACCAACTTGACGAGACCACTAAGATCTTTCAATTGATCTTCATAAGCTACCTTATCAAGTCCTTCTTTTTCTAACGCTTCTATCTTGGGATCAACTTTAACAGTATCATTCGAGCCACCTTTTGTGACTCGCATCTTAATCCCGCCAATTTTATTCAGAATTTTATCTTTCGCGATATAAATGGCATGTACATCGCCATTAAATACAATAGTACGTCCTTCTTGTGAAAAAGAATCTGGGAATTCAGCGCGAATAGCATTAATAATTTTATAACCACGACTTCCTAGCGTTTTAAAAATCTCTGCGACACGAACAGGCTGGCCATTCTTGATATACTTCATGACTTCATCCCAAATATCATGAATGGTCGCTTCAGCGACAATCGAAATACCAGTATCTTCGTTCAAATTATCGGCAGGAACGGCTTCAAATGTGCCAATTGTAGGATTCTTCAATACATCAACAATACTAGGCAAAATCTTGACGATGCTAACATCCTGATCAAATTCGATATGAAAATCAGGGTCGTGACCTTTCCCTAACCAAATGTCAACCGAATGAAGATTTATAGCACTAATGGCTGACTTCCAATTGAAACGAACACTCTTATTTCCACCATAAAAATAACGAATACCAAAACCTTTTTCAATACTATTACTGAATTCTTCAATACCAGGCATCTTAACTACTCTTCCGCCCAGTTTCTTTTCAAGATATTTTCGGATGAGCTCATTAACTCGATTAGAACTGGCAGCTGAAAAAGCTTCTGTCAACCATTCTTCGAAAGAAAGCATGTGAAGACTCCTAAATGAAAAATTTTTAATTCGTTGTTATTTATTCTTCTCCAATGATGGAAGAATACAAAATCTCAAAATCTTCCATTTCTTGTCTTTCTTTTTCAAAGGTTTGCCGATGAAAGGCTTTTGCCATTTTTCTTAACAATTTCACTGGCATTTCATACTTCTCCGCAAGAGCTTTCAGTTCTTCCTTAATGAATTCACGTCTGGCTTCAATCATGGTCATTGCATCACTGATATCTCGCATGACAGCTTTGATGGCTGCACGATCTTGCGGATTCGAGGGAATTGTTACACCCATTTCAGACGTCAAAGAATCAAATTTTTTCATATCACACTCCTTCCAACAGACTTTTAAATATTTCTTTCATTCGCATCACATCTAACGCTGCGTCGTGCAGAGCATGGTGAGCAACGTACTCAGCAGGCAATCCGTTACGTAACTCATATTGCCCTCTATCATCACCCGTTAATACATCAATCATGGTTCGAATATCACGAATCTTCCAAGTATTGAATGGTAATTCCAAGCCAATTTGTCGATGAAGATCCTCTATGACGGGAAAGTCAAAGTAATTGCCGCGACTCCAGCAGTAACCAACCTTCCAATCATAGTCTGTTTTTTTAATGTATTCTCGCAGTAATTTTAGCCCTTGTTTGAGATGAACATCGTCTTTACTAGGTTTCGTGACTTTACGAGCTTCTTCACTTTGTTTCTTCCACCATTCTATTGTATCCTGATCAACCGTTCTTCCCATCTTAACTTGTTCTACAGGATCAAATTTAACATAAAATCCATTTAGTATGTATTCCGAATAAGGAGTATCATCCTCAAATGTAAAAGCAACACATGACAAACTTAATACCACGCTATCAGATTTTTTACCAAGTGTTTCAATGTCGAAGTTTAGATGTGTGATCATTGCGTTTTCTTTGATTCTGTGTAAATTTTGTGTAACATTTGATATCATCAATTGACATTATAACATAAAAATCGCCAGATGCCAAGTATTTCAATCGCAAAATTAATACTTGGCATCTGATGTAATAGCAGAATGATTTAAGTAACCACTGTTTTTCTTCTCAATAAACTTAAAAATTTATTCAAATCATCTTTATAACTCATGAAAGCATGTGTAAATCTTACACAAAATGCTTCGCTCTGATCCCCATCGTGTTCGATGCAAACTATAGGCCCATTCTGAGACGGCTCAAGCCATACGTGAGGGCCGAATTGCTCAGGTTTGAATTGTTCAAAATCAACTGCTTCGCGCTCTGAGATAGGAATTGTTCCGTCGACAAACACATAAGTAGTTACTTGTTTGCCTGGAGTTTTTGCTTCACGTAAAAATTCTTTGAAAGAGAGGATCTTCACCGCTGTTTCTTCATTTGTGTTATACTTTGCTTTCAGTGCGTCCATGTCATTCTTACTAATGATTTCAGCTTCATATGCCTTGTAAATTTTAAGTTGTTTGTTAGGTTGAAATACACACCATTCAGGAGAAATGATATTATCACCCCCAAGACCAGCGGCTCTATAATCAACATCTTCTTTACCGAGCAATGCATGCATTTGAAAGATATAACCTCTAGAACCAATACCACGCGTATAACCTGCATCTGACACATACTGAGCAACCTTATCGAGCACATTCGAGAAATAGATTCCATCACCTAACATGCGTCCAACGACCATTTCATCTCCCCTTTTAATGACTGCAAACCCATAACGCAAAATCATGGACGCGCCAATTGATCCTGTACCATGAAAGGCGGGATCAATCTCATCTGTATTGGGCATGTACTTCAGAAACTCTTGCTGTCCTTTCTCTTGCTCCGGAATATTGACTTTGAATTCACGGAGGAATTTAACCGCAATCTGTCCATGGCGATATTTGTTAAATACATCGTACTCAACACTTTTTCGTTCCAGAGACTCTTTATCATGCTCAACTTGTTCGACCTTCAAATCGGGAATAATGTCCCCTGCAGCATCTGCTCTTTGTAAGAGCATTTTAAAAGTTGGAGCTTCACGGACAGTTAAGGAAGGTGGATTAACATTATTGTAACGAAGAACGTCAAGTAGACGCTGTGAATCTAATCTATCGTAAGGTTTAATTAAATCGTCACCCCTGAAAATAGCTTCTGATGCTTTTTTCAAAAAACCATAGCCCACAAAATAATCAACAATTGCTTTCTTGAATTCTCCCTTTGCGTTTTTATAAATCTCCTCTAAAACATCATATTTATTAGATTCAATTCCCGGGACCATAAATTCACAGAACAACTTGTGAATTTCATCTCGATAAGATTTATCAAATTTTTTCTTATCTCCAAGAGTTTGCTGGAGAGTAACTACAAACTTGGCAGCAGCAGCGGGTCCAACATCAGCGATGAATTTCTTATCGCTGGCTATTGATCTGAGTATATTAGCGACATCTTCTGGCTTTGTTAAACTGTCGGAAAAAACCCCTTTCACCTTAGAAATATCTGTATTATTAAAATAATCATTGAATGTTTTCCCGTCAACGGCACTCAACGCCTTTAATATAAACGGTTTACTATCAGATGTTTCCAACACCCTCTTCATTGTTTCGCGGCAAGCATTAGTTAATTTCTCGCTGAAAGTATAATCTAAGATGTTATTAAACTTGGGGTTGGTTAACCACTGTTGTTTGAAATTTTCAATAATCCCATCAGTAATTTCTTTGTCAGATAAAAAGACTGCGGAATAAGGTACTTCATCGGGGTTAACATCTCCGCCATGACTGGCAGTCTCGTTATATTTGATAATTTTTTCTCTTAGTTTAGTGTCTTGTTTAACCAGCCAGCGAAGATAATCAATTGACTCTTGGCGGCCTTTGAGTGTGGAAAAAACCTTTTCAACATCTTCCTGTTTAGGCATAAGAAAAAGATTTTCCCCTTTAAATTTAATAATATCAAGAATTATATCTGCTGTGGGGGTAACTTTTCCTTGATCAGCAAGTTCTGTGTACCATTTATAAATTTTTTGTACTGACCCTGAAGTTACACCATATTTGATTTGTTCAGAGGTAGAGGATATATTTTCTAAAGCGGCATTTAAATTATTTAAATGCTCATTATCATTCGAAATCGCTTCAGTGACCGCATCGAATAATACACCATCTTTGGCCGCACAGGCAACAAGCAAATTGGTATCTTTAACCTTACCTGCTTTTATTAACTTAGCAAACACTTTTGCTAAATTTTTGAGATAAGCTCTCCCATTATCGCTTAAACCTTCTGTATCGAATTTACAAAATACTTCTACACAATTAGTAAGTTTTGCGGGCGTCAGGGCAGCGAATACTTCATATGCCTCATCAATTTCCTTTTCAGTAAATGCTTTAAGATCAACTTCATTATATTTGTCAATTTCATTATAAATACCATATCTTGCCAATTCTACATTATGTATCCAATGCTTCGCCCATGACACCCCAGCATTATCATCATCGACTATCTTTGCGCCTTGAACTCTATCTCGAATTAACAACTGAAAAGCTTGCTTGGCTTCTTCTGGGGCTTTATCATAAGCACTTTTTTTCAGTATAAGAGGTAATGCTCTAGAACTTCCATTAGCTTTGATAATCACACTTCCAGAACCAAAAGCTTTTTCAAGCCATTTCACATAATCAATTTGCGCAGAAGTAAGATAGGCAAGATCTAAAGCTAAAACATAGACGCTAATCTTATTAAACCCAGCATCGAAAAATTTTTCTGCTTTTGCTGCGCTTAATTCTATTTCAACACCAAACTCCCAAGCAAATGCTTTGAAAGACCTGTATTGTTTTCTAAGTTGCGCCAGCGTAGCATCTGAAAAATCAGGAGCATTTCCGATGATATCAGAAACGAAATGATCTAATAGTTCATCAAAAGAATTCGAAAGAGTCTTTTTACTTTTTCTAGAAATTTCTATTGTAGATACAACTTCTAGATCGATGTCTTTGATAGCTTCAAGAAATCCTCTGATATCTCCCGAGGTGGTATAACTCGAAACAAAATTAACTAGAATTTTTTCTAAAATATCATTAATGGCTTGACGCACTTTTTCATCTGTCGAAGAATTTAAAGTTTCTAGAAGCCATTTACAAAGAGGACTATTCAATACTCCAGGAGGAAACTTTTCTTTGTTCTTGGATGATTTGAACCATTTTGCGAATTTGTCAAAATCGAATTCCTTGACATCATAAGTTTTGAACAATTCTTTAAACTGCGCTTGATCCTTAGCTTCAAAAATTCCATCCATGAACTCATCTGTTTGCCCTAATTTTGAAGAAGGGGGCGGTGTTAATTTATCTGCTTTTGGGGAATTAGATTTATTTTGTTTGTTCGCATTTTGAATGCCAACTGCAGATATTTCGGGAGCGGCGGCGGTATCACTAATAGTATTCACTCGGGACTTCAATTTCACAAAAAGACTATTATACTGCCCTTTTAAAACTAAATTGCGAAATTCTTTCGTGGTGCTTTTATACTCTCGCAACTTTGCTAGTTGATAAAGTTCTTTTGCTAAATTAGGTAAATCGAGGGCGCCATTATGAAATGCTTGTATGATTGAAAAAACTCTCAGGCTAGGTTTGTGAGTGGTATAATGAATTTCATCTAATAAACCTCTAATCGAAGTTTCATCAAGATCTTCACTCTTTAGCTTTTTCTGCTTAATCTGTATGAGCAAGCGAGTCATCTTATTCACGGCATCCAAATTCAGCAAACCAGCATCGTAAGCCAATTTAATTGATAAACTCACATCGTGGTTAGTGTCGCCAATATCATGAATCGTCAATTCACCTTCAGTCGTCTCATAACTTTTCATGTAACCGCGAGTATCGCTCAGCTTATACAATCCAAGAAAACCAAAAAAGTTGAACATCAAACTATCCATCACGCGTTCTTTGTCTGCAAGAAGAGCGTTTTTCGTGGCAGAATCCGTGTACAAACTATTTTCCTGGAGTTCTAAAAATTCTTTGAATTTCATGTGTCCCTCAAAGTAGATAACCGTGAAACGACAATCTTAGAGAAGCCAAATACCTTTTATTTATTCTTGAAATATGAAAATAGTATAAACATAACTTCTCACATCAATTTAGACTACCGAGCGCCATTTTTCCGAAGCAAATTCAAGAACTTCATCAAATCTTGCCCTTGTCTCATGAAAGCATTCGTAAATCTTACACAAAATGCTTCGCTTTGATCTCCATCGTGTTCAATACAGACCATAGGACCATTCTTCGATGGTTCGAGCCATACATGAGGACCGAATTGTTCAGGTTTGAATTGTTCAAAATCAACTGCTTTATGTTCAGAAACAGGAATTGTTCCATCGACAAACACATAAGTAGTCACTTGTTTGCCTGGAGTCCTTGCTTCGCGTAAAAATTCTTTGAAAGAGAGCATCTTAACCGCCGTTTCCTCATTTATCTTGTATTTTGCTTTCAAGGCATCCATGTCATCTTTACTAATGATTTCGACTTCATATGCCTTGTAAATTTTAAGTTGTTTGTTGGGCTGGAACACACACCACTCAGGTGAAACAATATGGTCATTACCAAGTCCAGCGGATCTATAATCAACACCTTCTTCGCCAAGCAATGCATGCATTTGAAAGATATAACCCCTAGTGCCAATTCCGCGTGTATAACCTTCATCTGATACATATTGAGCAACCTTATCAAGCACATTTGAGAAATAGATTCCATTACCCAACATGCGGCCAACGACCGACTCGTCGCCACTTCTAATAACGGCAAATCCATAACGCAAGACCATAGAGGCGGCGACCGATCCTGTACCATGAAAGGCGGGATCAATCTCATCTGTATTGGGCATGTACTTCAGAAACTCTTGCTGTCCTTTCTCTTGCTCGGGGATATTAACTCTAAACTCACGAAGGAATTTAACAGCAATCTGTCCATGACGATATTTGTTAAACACATCATACTCGACGCTCTTTCGTTCTAAAGTCTCTTCATCATTATCCACTTGTTCGACATTTAGATCAGAAATGACAGCATTCGCCATGTTTGCCCTTTGCAAAAGAGTCTTAAAGGCCGGGGCTTCACGAATTGATACAGAAGGTGGGTCAACGTGGTTATAACGAAGAACATCAAGTAGACGCTGATGATTTAATTTCTCATAAGGCTTAATCAAAACATCGTCTGCGTAGATAACCTTTAGCGCTCTTTCTGCGAAATTATAACCCACAAAATATCCAATGATTGTTTTCCTGAGTTCTCCTTTTAAATTATTAAAAATCTCCTCCAATACATCATATTTGTTAATTTGTATTCCTGAAGCCATAAGCTCACAGAGCAACATGCCCAACTCATCGCGATCAGACTTGTCAAATTTTTTCTTATCTTGAAAGGATTCTTGGAGAACTGTTGTGAATTTAGCAGCAGCAGCAGGCTCAATATCGGAAATGAATTCTTTATTACCCGCCATTGTCCTGAGCACATTAATAATATCTCCTGACCCTACCAGTCTGTCAGAAAAAACACCTTTTATCACCGAAATATCTGTATTATTGAAATAATCGTTAAATGATTTCCCATCAACGGCACTTAATGCCTTCAGTATAAGCAATTTATTATCAGACGTTTTTAACGCCTCTTTCATCGTTTCATAGCAAGCATCCGTCAATTTCTTGCTGAAGGCATAATCCGCAATGTTATCAAATTTAGGATTGATCATCCACTGTTGTTTGAAATTTTCAATAATCCCAACAGTAACATCTTCATCAGACAAGAAGATTGCGGAATAAGGCACTCTAGCGGGATTAACCTCACCGCCATGCCCGGCTGTTGTATTATATTTAATAATTTTTTTCCTTAAATCATCGTTATGTTTAACTAACCAACGGAGATAATTCAACGACCCTCGGCTGCTCTTCAATTCACGAAAAACTTCTTCAATATCTTCTTGCTTAGGCATAATGTAAATATCATTCCCATGAAGCCTAATTCCGATAATTACTTTTGCTGTGGGAATAATCTTTCCTTGTTCAACTAACTTTGAATACCATGTATAAATCTTCTCAATTGAAGCATATGTTATATCATAATCATTTCTATTATCAATCAAGCGCTCTATGGCGCCATTTAAATTATCCAAGTATTTTTTATTATTCGAAATCAATTTAGTAACTTCATCAAATAACAAATCATCCAAACCAGCACAAACAACGAGCCAATTGACATCTTCAATTTTATCTGCTTTCACTAATTTAATGACTATATCCTTTAAATTTTTATAATAAGCATTTCCATTATCATTCAATCTCGCTGTGCGAATTTTACAAAATGTTTTTATACAATTAATAAGAACAGTAGGTGTTAAATCAGCGAATACTTCATATGCCGAATCAATTTCCTTCTTTGTAAATGTTTTGAGATCAACTTTATCATAACTATTCATTTTATAATGAGCGTCTCTTGAATCTATACTTCCCTCATAAATCCAATGTCTTGCCCATTCCACCCCATTGTTTTTAATGTCAATTAATTTCGCGTTCTGAATTTTATTTCGAATTAACAATTCAAAAGCCTGCTGAGCTTCTTCTGGGGCTTGATCGTAAGCGCTCTTTCTTAGCTCAAAAGACGGCACCCTATAATTTGTTCTAGAAGTGACGAGCACACTCCCGCGGCCAAAAGTTTTTTCAAGCCAAGCAACCAAATTAATTTCAGCGTAAGTAATGTATGCAAGATCAAGAACCAAAGCATAGACGCTAATCTTATCGAATCCGGTCTTAAAAATTTCCTTTGTTTTAACTGCATTTAATTTAGCTTCAGACCCAAACTTCCATGCAAACGCTTTAAAAGATTCATATTGTTTTTTGAGTTGCGCCAATGTAGCATCTGAAAAATCAGGAGCGTTTCCAACAACATTAGAAACAAAAAGGTCTAAAAGCTCATCTAGAGCGTCTAAAAGTATCTTCTGGCTTTTTTTAGAAATTTCGTCTGTATAAACAACTTTCGGATCGATGTCTTTGATAGCTTCAAGAAATCCTCTGACATCTTTCGAGGTTGCGTAGCTCGAAATAAAATTAACCAGAATTTTTTCTAAAATGCCATTAACAGTTTGACGTACTTTTTGATCTGTCGAAGAATTTAAAGTTTCTAGAAGCCATTTGTAAAGAGGGCTGTCCAGTGCCCCAGGAGGAAACTTTTCTTTGTTTTTGGGTGATTTGAACCACTTCATGAACTTATCAAAATCAAATTCCTTGACATCATAAGTTTTGAACAATTCTTTAAACTGCGCTTGATCCTTAGCTTCAAAAATTCCATCCATGAACTCATCTGTTTGCCCTAATTTTGAAGGTGGTGGCGAAACCGGTTTTTCTGGTTCAGAAGACTTAGGTTGACTTTGCTTGTTTACATCTTGAATGTCAGCCGCAGATATTTCAGAAGTGGTCGGGGAATCATTAGTGACATTCGCCTGAGGTTTCAATTTCGCGAAAAGACTGTTATATTGTCCCTTCAAAACTAAATCACGAAATTCACCTGTAATGTTTTTATATTCCCGCAACTTTGCGAGTTGATAAAGTTCTTTTGCTAAATTAGGTAAATCGAGAGCACCATTATGAAAAGCTTGTATGATTGAAAAAACTCTTAAGCTAGGCTTATGGGTAGCATAATGAATTTCATCTAATAGAGCCCTAATTAAAGTTTCATTAAGATCCTCGCTCTTCAATCTTTTCTGTTTGATCAATGCAAGCAGACGCGTCATCTTATTCACGACATCCAAATTCAATAAACCTGCATCATAAGCCAATTTAATCGATAAACTTACGTCGTGGTTAGTATCACCAATGTTATGAACAATCAACTTCCCTTCAGTCGTTTCATAACTTTTCATGTAACCACGAGTGTCGCTCAGCTTATACAATCCAAGAAAGCCAAAAAAGTTGAACATCAAACTATCCATCACTCGCTCTTTATCTGCAAGAAGAGCGGCTTTGCTGGCGGGATCGGTGTATAAACTATTTTCCTGGAGTTGAATAAATTCTTTAAATCTCATGCGTTTGTCCTTGTTTATTCGATTATCTGAAATGCAGTCCAAATATTTATTTTTTTAAAAAAAGGAGGGGCTTCGAAGCCCCTCTCTCCGGCCATACGACAGCTAATCACTCACCTTCAAGTAATTTAGCATACATCGCTAAATCATCCTCATCCTCTACCGGAGTCGTAGATTTGTTGGAATGTTTCGGAGGATCTACATCAAATGGTGGTTCATCATCAACTTCTTGGTCTGTACGAACCTGAGTCGCTACAAATGGAGATTTTGCGCCCGACAATTCATCAAACTTCTTTTTCAGCTCTTCATATGATTTGAATTGAGATTCATCCACCAAAACCTTAAGCGGTTTCTCAGACTTCCAAAGAGCTTCTAGTGCTTCATCATCACCATCAAACAAAGCAGAGGGTGATTCAAATTCACTCTTATCATAATTACGATAACCTTCAAAATTACGAATTTTCAATTTGAAGTTTGCCCCAGCCCAAAAATCAAAAGGATTGAATGGTATTTCATCTTCAAATTCGGGTTGAATCGCGCCCATAATCTTAGAAAAGATTTTCGCCCCGTAACGGAAGTAGAACACTTTCCCTTCATTTTCGGGATGTTTGGGATCAGAAATCACCAAAATATTAGAAATGTAACTCAGGCGACGTTTACGTTCGAAACGAACTAAATCTTGGTTTGCTTGAATACCGCTTCCCCACAATTCGTTGTTTGCATCACAAACCGGGCACCTCTTGCCGATAGTCGTTGGGCAATTTTCAATATACCATCGATCCCCAATTTTGAACCCATGATTATACAACTTCACATAAGGCATATCCTCACCATCAGCGGGCGGTAAAAACCGAATGACTGCATAGCCATTTCCTGCTTTATCTACTTCTGGCTGCCAAAACCCTTCATTGAAATCAGCCATCTTTTTCTGTTCATTTTTGATTTTCTCAACGAGAGCGGCGAAGGAAGTTTTGCTAGATTTTTTCAAAGCTGCAAAGCTCATATGTTTACCTCTTGTTACATGCAATACATAGTTTGAGAATTGAATCATCTGTTTTATGGTCAAATTATGTCAACGTTTCATCAATTATACCTCCAACACGATCAAGTATAAAAGATTTTTAGTCACCCGTCAACAAAATTTTCACTAATCACATGACAACACTGCTTTCAGATGGGTAGTTTACTAATGGGCTTAGCTACTGATTTCCTAACTTTACGCATTTCAATTGCAGTATATTTTAACAGATCAATGAAGTTCTTGTCAATCATTTTGATGAAATCATGTACTTCGATATTGTTCTCTTCACAGAAAAGAGAAGTAGCTTCTACAATATCAACACCTTGCTCATGGGCAATTTCTTGAATGCGTAACAATGCTTCCTCGCTGTAGCTCATCTAATGTACCTCACTCCCAATTACCGTGTAAAATCTATGACTGCCAATCTTCGCAACAAACTTCAAGTTCCTGTTCTTGAACCCTTTTTTACTAAAGAATAATGCATTTCTAAGAATTGTCAAGCCTCTTGGCAACCTCCGTTTCACGTGATAGCTCTTATACAAAGAAGTTGCCAATTTGCGAATCTTCATGAACGTTTGAGCATCTTTCTTTGCAATCCTCCTATTCAACTTCCAGGGGAATTGCCCTTCTTCGAGCACAACGCGGCAAATCGAGTTAGAAAAGTTTGCACTCTTCGCTCGATTCATTAGCACTATGGCAACCGCTTTCTTGCCAATTTCTGGTTCACCACGCGCTTCATGATAAATCGTTTTTGCTAAGCACTCAATCTCTTTCTTGGTGTTATACTGCGCAGACATCGCGGCTGTGCTCGAAAAGAGAATGATAGCGCCTAACAGCTTCGATAGCTTCTCTCGCATGAGTACGAGTTTTTCTTTTGAACTCCTGAGGGAATCCACTATCGTTACCAATCAGCACTACAATTTGCTTACATTCAATGTCTAGTAACTCATATAACATCAAGGCATATAATGCACATTGGAGAAAATAATTATTTATTTCTTCTTCCCGTTTTTCACGTCGACTTGATTTGAAATCAATAATACTCAATTTCCCCTCATAAATCCCAATACAATCTGTTCTGCCTGCAATACGTAAATGATCAGACCATAGTGGCAATTCAAGAGAAAGAGGCTCTATCTTATTTAAATGAATCCTCAATGATTTATACAACTTCCACCCTGACGCCGCTTGATCCTCCTTGTTCAAATTTCCTTTGAAATGTCTTTCAATAATATCATGCAAGCTAGAGCCTCTAGCTGCAGCTGCTTGGGTAATTCGATTGGCTACATCTTCTCCTACTCGTTTTTTCCAGTCTTCAAGCCAAGTTTTATCAGAAACGGCAGACAAGACAGTCGTAACAGAAACATATTCTTTCCCTTCAGGGGTGGTGTATATGCGACCAACTGAAGGTTCAATTCTGTCACGTATTACTCTTGCTTGAGATTCAAAGTTTTTCAGTTTGATTTTGCATTCTGAAACATTCATGATTTTTTGATGATAGCATCAAACAACCAAAGCAGGATAGAAGACAGAAGAGCAAGACTAACAAATTCAACGAAGAAGAATGCAATGAAAAATGCAACATCAGAATTTTTAATAATCTTCTTCACGGTGACCCCCTCAGTAAGTTGTAAAATCAGAACCAGGATTTTTTCGTTTCAAATTTTGAAGAAAGTTTCTCCAATCTGATGGCGGCTTAACACGTCCAAGTTGATCTGGTGCCATCAGTTCAAAATTTGTCGTAATAATTTGCTTCACTTCACCCACTTTTCCACAAGACGGACAAGGTTCACTTTCTGGTACTTTTCTATCATCCATGCGCTTCATTTCAGTGAAATGATGCGAGCAAGCCTGACATTTATAGTCATATATTGGCATCTCAGAAGTCTCCTCTTTCAAGAATTTTTCTCATCTTGTGCTTCACTAGGTAGTTGAAAGTATTATCTGCATGCGGTTTTGCATTCTGATGAGTCGAAGCAATCGAATCAACCACTTCTTCAGGAATCATCCGTAAATCGATGAGCGTGCGATTTCGACGAAACTTTTCTAGTTCTACTAGATCATTACAGAAACCTTCTGGATTATCAAGACCAAATTTGCTCCAGGCTTCTATTTGACTCGTTCGAATTGGCCTGCTTCTTTTACCTTCACATAAGAAAACATCATCATCACTCAGAATATTCGGAATGCCATCTCCAGGATCACCTCTAACGACATGCTCAAAGAGACTATAGGAGTCTGGTTGAAGGAATTTTTTATGGAAAGGAGAATACTGCTTTACACGAGAAGCAATGTTCATTTGAATCTGTAACAAATCTTTATCAGAACTAACTACAACAACATCTCGCTGATTGCCAAAAATAGTGCAAAGTACCGCGATGATATCATCTGCTTCTACACCTTCAATCTCGATTACTTTGTATGGCAAATTTTCAATAAATTCTTGTTTGATAATATTAAATGACTCATGGAAAGTTTTCCAGTCGAATGTTTGCTTCTCTTGGCTTTTCTTACGGTTTTGCTTGTAGTAGGGGAAAATTTTCTTGCGCCAGTAATTGCGACCATCTAGACATAGAACAATTTCATCAGAATACTTACGAAGTTTATCTTTAAGACTCAGAGTATTGTTAAGAGAAATGTGTCGTAAAAGTGGCACATCGATTAGTTCCTTTGTTCGTGCATGATATTCGAGAGCGGCACCAACCACAACTTGCGAGAAATCAAATAAAATCATCCACGTCTCCTATGAAACCGTTCAAAGTGAGCATACATTTCTTCATCACCGCAGTCATCCTCGAGAATTTCACGTGCATTCACACATCTGAAATTTTGTTTGTTTCGCTCCCGTTTCTTCTGAATGATAGTATGATGAATTTCAAATTGATCTTCATCAAATTTATCACGACGACTAGACATTTCTACACCTCTCAGTTGCACCTGTAACAAGCACCATTTATACAAACAACATTTGAATGACAAGCCCTACCAGTTTCAAAGTACCCATCAGGCCAAGAAGGATACACAATCGTTCTTTCAATGAAAACTTGGCGCACAGGCTGATAGTAGCTCGGATAGTAACCATTAAATGAAGCCATACCAGGCACCATCACACTCATTGTTGTGCCATAGGGCCCCATTGAGAATCCCAAACCTCCTGGGGCCCAGACATTGATATTAAATTGCTGAGCACTAACCAACTGCAGTGGACAGAAGGCGAGAAATAGCCCTATGATCAGAATCGTTAATCTCAACTTTTTTCGAATTGCATCTTTCATCTTTAAGCCTCTCTAGAGCAATGATGTAGTCACGTACAAGATCAGACCTGACAATATCGTCCTGACCCATTTCAATCATTTTAAAGTACTTCTCCAAAGATGTCAAGACTTTTTTCATCACACCAAATCCACTTTCCTGCTTCCCCAAATCACATTGCCGAATATCACCACAGAAGATAATACGAGTATTTTCACCAATACGTGTGATGATAGTGTTCAGTTCTTCGAAACTCATATTCTGAAATTCATCAATAATCAAAAAAGTGTTATCATAAGTAATACCTCTCTGAAAACTTGAACTTTCAAAAATAACCATACTTTTTTGTTTCATGATACTATAAGCATCTCCGCGCCCTAGGATCGTATTGAAAATTGCCGCATAGGGAGTTTCATAAGCAGCCATTTTCTCTTCTTCTGTGCCAGGCAAGAATCCAATATCACGTGTGGGAACTGAACTTCTGATTATGCGAATTTGACTCACTTCTCTTTTCTTAAGAGATTCAATCGCGAATGCACAGGCGAGATAAGTTTTGCCAGTACCTGCATATCCGTACAAAAACAAATTTTTACCTTGCTTGAACTCCTGATAAGCTAAATCTTGATTAGGCGTGAGTGGTTTAAATGGCTTTAGATTGGAAAGGGCGTCGTTTGTAGAGAGAACGGAACGGTAGCTGATTTTTATCCGTTTCTTTGCCATTGAGTGAGTTCTTGTTTGTTTTTGACATGATTATTTAATGTACTCACTTCTTTACGATTTCATAATTCACCCACCCTTGTTTGCAAGTGATGTCATCCTGACTCGACTTGTTACCTTTAATGATAATTTCAGTATCCCCAGCTTTAACACATTGAAATTTCAGCACTCCTTTCATGAAAGATTTCTTGTCGAGATTCAATTGATAGTAACTCTTCGCACTCACGATACTAATTATATCATCTTTGCTGTCTTCTGTCAAGGCTTCAGCCAATTTTTTGTTAAAGAAACTACTCAAACTGCGATTCATTTTCTCATAACGAGGGTCATTTTCTTTCTTCATAATGTCCATTACACGACCACACACAGCCATTTGTTCAGGTGAAGTTTTATCCATTCTAATCACATCCGCAATTTTTTCAGGATTTCTCATGTTCATGCCAAGCAAATAGTTAACGCCCCATTCATAAACAATCTTCTTTGAGTTTTTACCTGGATCTATATTTCCTTTCTTGCAAATAGTAGCAAGTTCTTTCAGCGTATTATTTTTGAGCAAGTTTAATCTTTTGATTGCGCCTGGAAGCACATTCGCAAAAAGACTAGCTGCGGCGCCTCTATCAAATTTACTAGAAATGGCATAAGTGTTACCATCAGCCATATCAACTATCGAGTCAACTACATTAAAACTAGGATCATCCGGAATATAAAAACATTTTGCTTTTCCTTTGAAAGGAGTATTACCAACCATATATTTTGCTTGCAGCCCTCTGAGAAGCACCCATCCACTCAATAATTCACCTGCATAAACACCAATTTTGTTAAGCAGCGTTTCTGGTACGACTTTACCCCAAGTAAAAAATCCATTTTTAAAGAAATCCGTGAACGTGTCAGCGACATTTTCTCCGAGCAATGGATCTTGCAGACATCCTTTTATAATACTTTCTTCGATTTCTTCTGCGTCGCCGAACACATAACAAAGAACCTCGCTGCCATTGTAATCGATAGTCGTTTTCTTAGCTCCTGCTGTAAAAGTTCGGGCATCTAATTGGCTGACAGTTTTGCCATTGATAACTTCTTTTGCGATTATGGTGATGTTATCGACAATTACACCACCTTTGCTAGATTTTGCGGTGCTTTTTAATCTGTTGCCAGGGACATATTCTCCGCCAACTAATGGCGCAATGATATCACGCAAGATTTCTTTGCGATCTTCTCCTTTTGACGTTTCGACAATGAGAACGGTACTGCTCTTTTTACTGATTGAGCTGTCGTACCCTGTGCTAATCTTAATTTTTTCTTGAAGATCTTTGATAGATGCCACGTTAATTTCTGCCTAATTTACTGAGCTCTAGTTTTGCGGTTAATCCACTAAATGTTCTACTTCGAATATAAGTATTTATTTCTTGAATATTCCATCCACCTTTTATGGCATCATTGATGTCTTTGAATTTAAACTTCTTATCATAAATGACTACACTGAATCCTTCATCGATTCTTTTCAATAATTGTTTCATAATATCTTGATTCGTCGAATAATCATTATCATAACAAAAACAAATATCCTTCAAGTTCAGTTCATCGCGAAATTTAACTTGACATTCTTTTATGTAATCTATGGTGCCTGTATGCATCGCGCCTGCTATAGCCAAACCATTCACTACAAACATAGCATCTATTGGTCCTTCTAGTATATAGATTGGCTTGTTCCAATTCACGCGAAACTCGCCCCACAATTTTGGCGCATTGGTATCGACACCAAACGTGACAAAACGTAGATGCGACGGAGTTTCTGAATCAATACTCCTACATTGTATGTAGCTGTAACTGCCATCTACTCTAAAGAAAGGAATAACTAAGATAGGAAAATCAGAAAATTCTTTATCTTTGTAACGATCAATATGTTTCGCAATTAAATTCAAACTTCTCGCAGCATAAAGCTTTTCGAAAAATACTTCAGGAATACAACGGCTTTTAGCATATTCGAGCACAGATTTTAAATCTTCAGGAACATCACTTAACTTATAGCATTCTCGGAGAGCATCATTTGCTTTCAAAGCAAGTTCTTTTTGTTTCACAGAAACTAATTCAGGAAAAGCGTCAGTTTGCTTGGGCTTACCAATTTTCTCTAACTTATATTGCGTGAACAACCCATAGTCCAATTCTTGAAGAAAATTCGGAAGGTTGACACTTTTTCCGCAATTGTGACATTTAAAAATAACCGTATCATCCACAGGGAAAAAGTAACCACGGGCTCTATTCTTTTTCTTTTTACTATCACCACAGAAAGGACATCTGAAATTGTAAATATCATTCCCCAAGTCCTTGAATAACTCAAGTCTTGGGCTGACGAGTAGCATGTACTTGTAGTCTACATGGTGCATTAAATTATGATGCGACTGATAGTGAATAAATTATCATAAATAATATCGTCTGGTTTGGGAGCCAAGTCGGACATTAAACAAAAACCGGAGGAGGCGTCAGCAGTGGCTGAGTCGATGAGTCCGGAAGACATGCAGTCTTTGGCTGTGTGTTAGCTCATGTTAATATATTATAAAGGAGATTAATACAAATGTCAACTGAAAGACGTTTTCGAAAACCACATCCAGATGCAATTCCTACTATTTACGGTTGGGCTCTTCCCAAAACTGGCGAAGTACTAGTCTGTGTACGAGGACTACCCAATCCAGTCGAGGGATTTGTACCTAATCGGCCATATAAGGGGAAAGTTCCTGTGGAAGTTGCTGAAACTGAACCAGAACAAATTCCAGTTGAAGTAGAAACCAAAGCAGATGATGATGAAGCAGAAAAGAAGCCTCGCCGTCGGGTAAAAAGTTCGAAAACCGCGCAGTAAATGGCGAACCGCGGCAGAAAAAAGAAAATCATAGAAATTGCCAAGGATGGTTATGCCATCAATGGTTTCTCCGATGAAATTGAGTTCAAAAAAGACATATACAATCTCTTCATCATCCGAAAAATGATTGCCCGTTTCTTAAGAACGGGTATGATCAATGAGAAATTGCTCTTAAATAATATCATAATTTCAATCAACACTTTTGGTATCAAAAAAATCAATCAAATACTTCGTATAATCTTGTCGGATGATGAATTTTCTGTCGCCAAAAGCATGCTTCTTTTTATCGGATGTTATTGCCTTTGGGAGGATGAAACTGAATCAAACAGAATCATCGATGACATATTAGCCGATACCGCAAAGAGATACCACCAATGGTTTTTTCGCCGACTACCACATGATCTTTAATCATGCAGCTTGCCCCCTCCCATGATCAACTGGCGAAGATACGCCAGACCTCTCGGTTTTAACGATCATTTTCTGAAGGGCCATTGGGATTTCTAGTCCCAAGTCGCCTGTCGTCTGCGACTTCATAGGTCCTCCGTAGCAGTCTGTTTGACCGATACGGAGAATGTTCTTGGCAGCATTGACATCTCGATCATGGTGTTCATTACAAGCAGGGCAAGTCCATTTTCTTATGTCGAGATCTAATTTCTCAAGTACATGACCGCAACAAGAACAAGTCTTGCTTGACGGATACCAACGATCAATCTTATGGAATGTTCGACCATACCAGGACGATTTGTATTCGATCATTCTCACTAAGGTTGACCATGCTACTTCATGAATTGCCCTACTCAGCTTCTTGTTTTGTAGCATGTTCTTACTCGACAAGTCTTCAAGATAGATGGAATCATAATTATCAACTAAGAATCTACTAATCAAATGGTAATACTCATTTCTTTGTCTTGTTAATTTCGAGTACAAACGTGCTACTCGAAGCCTCAGAGATTCATGATTTTTGCTGCCTTTGACAGTTCTCGCGAACTGTTTTTGTCTCAATTTCAACAATTGCTTGGTTCTCGCAATGTTCGGTAAATCATCAGGCTTCTTGAATTTCAATCCGTTCGACATGATGAATAAATCCTTGAGACCCAGATCACAACCAACTTCTCTACCTGTCATCGGTTTTAAAGCTACTTCTGTTTCAACCAGAATTGACGCATAGTATCTTCCATCTGGGTCTTTTGAAATCGTGGCTGATTTGATTATCGAGCCTTCTGGAATTTTTCTGTGAATAACTGCTTTGACGGCTTTCAGTTTTGGAATATGTATTGTTCCGTCATCATTGATATGAACATATTCTGTTCGATACGACTGGCGAGATTTCTTAGTCTTAAACTTTGGAGGAGATACCTTTGGACCTTTTCTCCTACCTTTGATCGACTTGAAGAAATTATTAAAAGCGGACCATAAATCTGCTGCTGCCGCTAATAGGGCATTTGAGTCAACTTCACGCAGCCATTCCTTTTCTTTTTTCAGTTTAGTGATATCCCTATTAATGTCGAAATGACTTAACAGAGGTTCTTTATTTTTGAATCTGGTTTGCTGTACTTCGAGATAATAATTATAGATCATGCGCTTACAACCAAAGGTTTTAGACAGAAGAACTTGTTGTTCTTCCGTCGGATAAATTCGGTATTTGTAAGCGCAGAGTTGTTTCATGATGTTATTTATGTTCTATGTTAATTGCTAGAATTCTTCAAATTTGTTCAATGATCATTCTGATTATATTTGTCGAGCAGTTCAACCTCTGTGTAAGGCTTGGGTAAAAGAAGTGAAGAATCTACTGGATAAATACCAAGCAAATCAAGATAATCCATAACTCATTATTGCATCCGTGATACGACGGATGCTATTGCCTTTGGGATGATGAAACTGAATCAAACAGAATCGTCGATGATATTTTAAACGATACTGCAAAGAGATACCACCTGGTGAGCAAAGATGTTCGACGTTAGAATAATCGCATTAGCAACAATTGCTGCGGCGGCTGCTAGCAGCGCTATCTCAATTCATTTCACCGCAAAGTACAAAGATGCTATATACGCACAAAGGATTGCTGAAATTGAACGAATAGCTAATGAAGCTTTACAACAAGAAAGAGAACGTGCCACACAAGTTGAACATGAACTTCTTACAACTAGAGATAAACTAGAACTGGCCTATGCTGAAAACGAAAAACGCACCAAAGCATTACTTAATAAGTACAATTCTGCTATCAGCGCTGGTCACAGGCTGCGCGATCCAGGCTCCCGTTCGAGTTGTCAAAACACCTCTTCCACAGATTCCTCCTCTACCGCCAGTACTACAGGAGGAACAGGAACCGAACTTTCTGAAGAGGCTAGTAGATTTCTTCTCTCTGAAGCCGCTCGAGCAGACACAGTAGTCGAACAGCTTAATCTTTGCAAGTCCTGGGCAAAAGAAGTGAAAGAGCTACTCGACAAGTATAGTCAAGACAAACCGTAGCTCATCAATGCATCGGTGACGCGGCGAATGCTACTGTCTTGATTGCGAGTGACCATAGGTGCAGATCCAGTATTAGATACTTTATTTGTCGGAACAACCACAGGCGCTGGAGCTGACCCACCAGCATTGATAACAACAGGCTGAAGACTTTGTTGTTCAGCCTTTCTTGTTTCCATCGTTTGTAAACTGACAACATCCCCAATATTTGCTTGAGAGACAGGCATCAGTCTTGTCAAATCATTGGCTGAGGCCATCTCAATCTTACCAGATGTCGCTAAAGAATTATCATGAGTGAGGGGAAATATGCTCATTTCAGCTTTATTTGTAACTGGCTGAACATTAACTTGTCTGCTCAAGGCTATTACATTTTCAGCGGCATCCTTCGCATACTTACTGACCGTAGTGCCATAAGCATCTGCACTATCTATTCCCCGTAAGAAGTAATTGTTAGCCCCTCCGACTCCTTTTAGATGCGCCGCTTTGGCATAAGCAACTACTTGTTCAGGAGTACTTTCTTTGGTAAGTGCACCGCTTTTAAATCCTGCTTCAATATTTCTGTTTGTATACTCGACGAAGAGATCATCCTGAATTTTTTTATTTTTTATGAAAGCTTCACGGCCACCCTTGTTAATCCAATTGCTAGGATCTTCTAAGAATCTTTTATGTAAGCCACTCTTATACCAATCCTTACCTGCAGCTCTAGCCTCGGCTTTTGCTCTAGCAAGTTTCTCTTTATCTATGAACCCAAGATCAGCTAAAGCATCCGCGCCAAACTGATATTGCCCCATAAAACCAAATGAATTTACTATGTCTACTTTCCCGCCACTTTCAGTAGCCGCTACATTACCGGCGTAAGCTTTCGTTTGCTCGGGTGTTAAGCCCTTTATAGTTTTACTACCTTGGAATGATCTCGCCAATTCAAGTTGATTTTTACTTCCTTTCTGCAAATCATAACCAATTTCACCTGCTTTCATAGCAGTAGATTCTAAACCAGAACCAACTTTTTCAGCAACTCCGCCTACAAATCTTTTCAATCTCTGAGCGACTCCAGTACCAGTACCTTCTTGGAGTTTTCTTCCCCATTCCTCTAATTTTTGAGCGCCGCTTCTCAACCTTTCACTGAATCGACTTGCTAGGAAACCCATTCCATTTTTTAGATTATCCCCTAATTTTTCAAGCCAGTTATCACTACTAATAATTTCTAAAGATTCATTCGTCTGATCTAATTTTTCATTATTAGCATTGATAGCAGCAATCAAATCTTTATCAATCTTTTCCATTCTATCGAACTTCTGTAATTCAATTCTCTGAAACTTTTGCTTTTCTATCTTTTCGTCAACTTCTGCGGCCCCTGCAGACGGCACAATAGTATCAACTACCTTCATTAGAGCATCACCAATAGATGGGGCAATAGTATCAGCCACTTTCTGTTTAGCATCATCAGCGACTGGAGAAATAATATCAACTACTTTTTTTGTAACATTATCTGAAGATGGAATAATAACGCCCGCTACTTTTTGCGCAGCAATATCAACCATTTTTTGTGCAACAGCACTAGCGACAGTACTGGCTACTTTCTGTTTAATATCACCAGCTGCCTGTGCGTCTGAAACTTTCTGTTCCGTACTTGCAGTAGATTCACCAAGAAAACTTTCTCCCTGAAGCTGTTTAGCAATATCTTTATTTCCACTGATTCCGCCACCAGTTAAAACATCTATAGTCGAAAAGATTTTATTGAAAATCGCATCCTTGATCCTACCAACTTCCGTCCCTTCCATGCTTTCATTGAGCCATTTGCCAATTTCCCAACCAGTCGTTGCCGCAGATTGGACCGCTTCAATAGGATTCTCAAAATCTGCGACAACACCCAAGAGTGAAGAGGCAATATTTTTGGCGGCACCAGCAGTTCTACCTACAGCTCCTACGCCTTTTAATACACCAGAAGATGCATTCTTTGCTCCTTCTAGCATACCCCCATGGGCGACCACATCCGCTGCGCCTGTTTTTAATCCTTTTATCGATTTTCCTATCGACCCAGTTATGCCTCCCAGAAATCTTTTAATTTTAGGCACAGAATTTTTAGCAGCCCCAGCGATTCTCCTTCCACCAGCTCCGACCAGATCAATTGCTTTACTACCAATGTTTTTAATGGTACTTATTCTTCCTCCAAAAGCCCCTAAAATTTTCTTACCAAGAGATGGGAGCCCTGAAGGTAAAATACTGAGCAACCCTTTAAATAATCCGTTTGATTTTTTATCCTCATCACCAGAATCACAGCACATTCCATGTTTGAGCATGTACTCTTTCAATTGCGCGATGTCATAACTAATCCGCTGAAGATAGCTGACTTCTTCTCTACCTAAAGTCGCCGCAATAGCTCTCTGATGGGCAGCTTCATGGGCCGCCGCGACTCTATCTGCTTCTTCTTTTCTCAAGATTTCTTCTTGTATTTTTCTATTAACCGCCCGTTCGCGATTTATCTCGCGCTCAAATTTAGCATCATCTGCTTTAACTTTCTTGTTTTCTGCGGTATCATCACCTTCCATTTCATCAAGACGAGAAATCCTTCTCTTATTCCATTTATTGAATATGGCATCCAACACAGGCACTTGATTACCGCCCGCTGAGCGCCAAACCGCCTCAGGGGCTTCTCGTCTAACTTTTCTAGCAATTTCTCTTAAATTACCAGTTTTGATTCCATTGATGGCGCGAGAAATACTAGCACTACGAGCAATTGTTCTGGCTGCGGCTAAAAATACAGGTAACATGTCTACTTCTGCTGTGCTGCTTTTTTCTTAAGTTCCAGGTGATCTAAAAGCAACATGATGTAAATTTCTCGTTCGTATGGTACCATATCTTCGATCTCTGACAAGCTGAAATGATGTTCATTCATTAGCAAAAAATTACTCTTCATGAGATCAAGCAGCTCGCCATTACCAATCATCACACGAAAAAATCCTCTAAGCCTCTGATTTCCATATCATCTTCATTGCCACATTTGGGGCAACGAACATGTATGTTTAATGCTACATAAGGCATATCAGCAAAAAATTCATTGATCTTATCAATTGCATCGCCATGTAAATTTTCTATGAACTCTGATAACTCTTGTTGCGTAAAATCTTTTCCAGGAACAAAAATCTTATCTCCATCAAAAACGCACTCTGTGCAACTATAGATGAAAGCTTCTGTGACGTCAAATAAACCCCCGACGTTTTCAATTTTACTCAGTTCTTTAAATTGTGCAAAAGTCGGAGCTCGTAATTTAAGTCCCATATCAGGACCTATCATAATGATACGATTCTTTTCATATCCTTCAGGAATATGAACTTCCACTTGGTTCAGATCAAGATTCAGACGAACTTTATTGTTACAAGTTTCAGTAATTTCTTCACCATCTTCATTCGTCTTTTTGACTTCAGCTATGCATTTATATTCAACAGGAACCAATTCACCAATACTGCGGGCGCGAAGCATTAAGAAAATGTAATCAATATCATACATTGCAAGATTTTCAACATCAACCTTCCCAAAAGTGCAAGCTTCAATTATTTTGTAAATTGTGTTGATGAAATTGGCGCTATCATTTAGTTCAATGGCTTGTAATAATAACTTATGTTCTCTGACTAAAAAAGGACGAAACTTAATTTTCTTTTTAGTACTTGGAACAGTCAGCTCAAAAGTCGGATATTTTACGGTAGGTAATGCCATATCAAATCCTCATGTTACTCAGATTCAGATTCATCCTCCTCGCATTCATCTTCTTCATTCTTCTTTTTCTTCTTTTTAATCCCGAGAGGTTGATCTTTCTGGGCTATCTGATCCGATGCGTTCAGTGCAGGACCTTCGCCTTCTTCGTTCAACCATTCTTCAAATGACAACAAATCAAAATTGAAAGACTCACTAAGTATTTCCTTCATGGTTTCAAATTCTCCCCAAAGTTCTTTTGGCATGAGTTTCCTAAATTCTTGCTCATCACCCGCGCGAATAGCATCGCGGACTGCTGTTGCACTTGTCACCCTATCAGTTTCTTTGAACTTAACATTATATCTGTATTCAGGATCCATCTTGGCATTAGCGCTTTCAACTTGTTTCTTGTAACCTGCAATTCGATCTGCTCCCGCATAAACCGTATCTACTTCCATGCCTTTTTCACGAAGTTGCGCCATTATTTTCGGGAGGTAACCACTAGACGCGGTAATAATTTCTGCCTGAGGAGCAATCTTTTTGATGAGTTTAACCTGATATTCTGCGCTGAATGGATTTCTGAGGCGATCTTCGCTAGACTTTTCACCTTTCACAATAACAATCACGGGATTAGTCATACTGTCAATAATCTTCTTATGGCCCAGATGGACGGGCTGCATTCGACCTATAAAGAGCTGGACTTTCTTGGATCCAGGTTTCGGATATTCTTTCTTCTCTTCCATCAAGCTTTCCTTTTGCTAGCTTTGAATTCATCAGTCGTGATCTTGTACGGCTTATTATTAATGTGTATGACGATACCTTCGATATTCGGCCCGAGTTTAAATTTACCTTCGATGCCAGGATGAGCAAGCAAGTACTTGGCTAATCCATCTTTTGCTTTCTGAATGATAGCTAGAATATTTTGTCTTGCTTCTCGGTCAGAAGCTTTTCTGCTTTTAAGTATTCTGAGAGCATCATCATCGAGAGTATGTACGGTATCGATGATGCCGTTGATGTCAATACTATGCATCTTCAAATTCGGATCTATGATACGAATTTTATCATTGCTTTGTTTATAAAGAGCATCCAAAATTTCTTGTTTCTGTGGATGATCCAATCCCGTACTGGCTTGTAAGACAGTATAGGGCATGATGCTCATAAGTTTGCCGAGTTTACTTTTATCATATTTTACCGTCACGAAAGTAATTCCATCTTCATCTTCATGAGCCATAGGATTATAAAATATTTCACAAACAATTTTCGTGTCATTAGGGATCACTTTCATGAACTCAGCATTCTTTATAATTTCAAGCATATCATCATAATGTTTCGCGCGCAATAAGATCTCTTCAGAAGCTCCTTTTGCTAAGGCATAAGCGCTGAATGCCCCTGAATCGAAAATCGGTCCTGTTCTACTACCTTCAAAGAATGGTCTACCATCTTTTGCTTTACCGAAACGAGCACCAAGCCCATCAATTTTCATTACGACTTTGTAATTCGAAAGAATTCCTCCTGCTGCTTTAACTTCCTTGATCCAAGATATAAACTCTTCAGGTTTCATGTCCTGAAGATGAGTGATTCCTTGTCTGGTTGTCGGCGCAACTTGTTCTTCAATGAATTCTTTGAAACTTAACATTATTTGTAGCTCTTGTAATAGTCTTCAATCATTTCTTGATACTTGTCGAGAGAGCCACCAAACGTTTGAAGAAGATGTTTTGCCATGGCGAGCTTTTCTCGATAATCCCGTTCTTTATCCCCTCGATAAAGACCTTGAGCTCCTGGACCCCAAAGTTTGTTCATGAAGCCATCAACCACCATCTGTTGCTCTTGTTTATTGTAGTAACGAGTAATCAATTTTTCGAGTCCAATGAAACTACCCATATCTTTGAGATCTTCAGGGGTGGGTTCTCGATTGAAAAATATTTTGAAAATTTGATCCAGATCCGTGGTGTTCTTACTTTCTGATGTACTAATCTCGTGATAAGCTGGCAAGCCATCTACATGAACATGATTGCCTTGCTCATCTCTTACTGGCACTAAGCGTTGACGCAATCCATGCGTCACAGAAAATGCCATAATACTTTTCTTCACAACCTTATCTTTGCCGCGAGATGTTTTAGCTTTAATGACTAGGTCGTGCAACCCTCGAGCATTTAAAGCTTGCAGCAGATATTTGTGTGCAACGCCTTTCAATCCTGCTTTCAAATCTTCCCAGGCACTAGAATGACTGAACTTAGACCAAGGAGTCGGTTTACCATCTGGACCAAATTCAACTAGTTCCAGATCAATCTGAATGTTCATGTTATACTTGTCGAGGCGCCACAGTGTGATGTGCTGTCCAGCACTTGTTTTATATCCAATTAGAGTCAATGGCCCAAAACTCTTCCCTTTATTTGCGTTCAAGAACTCTACGATGGACTTATCTAAGTTACTATCAACCTGGGTATCAATGTCCCCGACGGTAGATTTGACATTAACAAATTCTTCATCGCTTATTTTTCCAAGATCAAAGAAATGAAAAGCACTGCCACTTAAAAATTCTCTAGATTTGAATAAGTCTTTACTCCAAAGGGGCAAGCCATGCTGTTTTTCGAATGCGCGATTGATAGCATCCAGACCAGTAAGCAGCAACTTCACAATCTCTGATCTCTTAACTTTATTGAGATCGATACGAGTTGCTTCTTGGTCATCTATGACTACATTTCCGCCTTCGAGTAAGAAAAATTGCTTGAACGTTAACATGGCTTTTTGTTTCATTTCTGAATATTTATCAATCACCATTCAGCTGCTTGAATTTCTCTTTCAGACTAGCCGTATTAGTTACTATTCTTTCTTGAGCAATTATATCATCTTGTTCACTGCTACTGACATTATATAGTGTTTGTTTATCTAGATCGACACCTACTACAAATCTCAACCTATTCGATTTATTACCATAACGATTCTTAAGCTGTTTGAAAAGTACTTGTCCTAAGCCATCCAATTCTTCTGTTCGAGTAACAGATATCATGAAGTCTGCAGTTGCTGGAATACCCATCGACTCAGAAACATCAGTGATTTCTACGTCTGTGTTTGTTATGCCACTTCGAGTTAGTTGCATTGCTGTCCAAAGAATGGTGTTAGTTTCGACAGCCAAAGCGCGCAATTCTTCAGCCACAGCCTTCAAATAAAAATAACTATTCTGTTGACCTGCTCTTATCCTTGAACTACCTGTTATTCCAATGTAATCCACTATGATGGCATCAGGAATGAAACGTTGTTTTAATTTCAATTCATTGATGATATGCTTGAAATGGCCCGCATGCGCTGAACCTGGAGGATATTCCTTTACTTTTATTTTACCATAAGATTTCGCTCGAAGTTTCTCAACCTCATCAATAAACGTTTCGCGTCCTAATTTACCTAATTCATTAATTGAAATTTTCAACATATTAGCATCCATTCGCTTCAAGATCTCTTCCTCTCGCATCTCCAAAGTGAAATAAAGCACATTGTAACCTGCCCGAGCATAAGCACAAGCAAAATGTATCAGAGACAAAGTCTTACCAACATTCACCCCTGCGACAACAACATTCAATGTCTTTCGACCGACTCCACCATTTGTAATATCATTCAATAGATCAATGTCAAAAGGAATCTTACTTTCTGGTAATGTATAATAATCATAACGAATCCCTGCATCATCATATATGTCCATGCCTATGTGGCTATCAAAACTTACACTCACCGCCTCCTTTATCATATCAGGAATGGCATGTGGAGTCATGGTTTTGTCAGTACCATCATATATTGAAATTGCCTTCACGATGGCATTGTAGATGGCTTTCGTTCTACAAAACTCTTCTGTTTGTTCAATCAGCCACTTGGAATCAGTTGGACGTTCAATTCTGAAAATATCACGAATGATAGATTCGGCTTCGGTAATCTCCTTTTCATTTAGACCATCATGATTGCGAATGTCAACCAACAGAGTAGTTTTATTGGGCAGGGTATTGTATTCTAGAAGATACGAACGAATAGTTTCAAAAACTGCTCTTTCGACTTTATCGTTGAAATATTCGTTCTTTAAGAATGGTAATACTTGACGTACATAATCTTCATCTTGAACTAAAGAACTTAAGATGAGCTTCTCACTTGTGACATCCATCAGCTACCCACAACATTACCGTAAACATAAGTATGATTACGTGTCGCAACATAAAATCCACGGCGCATTGCCTCATTGGCAATCTCTGCTATACTCGGCGATTCTTGCTGTTCTTTAGTTGCCCCAACAGGCATCACCCAAAGGCTCCAGAATCTATCTTCGCTAACAAGCTCAGCTAATTTATCCGTGTAGCTATCAAGTTCATCCCAACATTCCTTAGTACCATTCACTACAAATTTCAAGATACCCGTGTCAGCATAATGCATATATTCTTTAATGACATCTAAACGAACTGCATTCTTTTCTCCGCTTACCGTGAATAATTTCGGAGAACAGGCAATAGTTAATTCAAAATCTCTATCATAAAGAAATTTCTTAAAATCTTCAGTTAGAAATCTGGTGGCATTAGTTTCAATCGTGACAAGTTTAGGGCCCGAAGCTCCGAATCTCTCATTGGCTTCAGCAAGAATAGCCATCATAGCTCTCTGCTGGAGCATCGGTTCTCCGCCTGTGAAACAAAGTTGAATTTCTTGAAGAGTTCTTTGATTAAACCAACCTTCAGCCATCCCAAAACGTTCAACACCGAGACGATATAATTCATCAACCAATTCTTTTTCATCCCAATCTCTAGCTAAGTGTTTGAATCTCGGACTCCAACTATAACTCGAATCACAGCCATATTCAAACACGGGAAGATCTTCCATGCGTTTGATGTTACTGATATCTATTGTCTGGTATGGCAATACATAAGTTTCAGGATTACAAGGATCTTTCTGACCGAAACCATTGCACAACAAATTACAACCGAAAAATCTAACCCACAAACTCGGCACCCCCGCGAAAGGACCTTCACCTTGAAAACTTGCAAAAACCTCACTGGTTCGAATTTTCATAAACTCACCTCTTAATTTAACATACCATCTATTTTAATTTTATTCAAAGAAACTGTCAAGCGTCACAAAACTCTCTCGCTTGACTCTATTACTTTTAACAAATTTTCCGAATTCGCGATACCAGGCTTCATAATCATTAAAATCTTTTACATGTTTAATCATGCCTAAAGGAGAATTATCATTTTCTGCTTTTTGTAAAATTCTTTTTACTTGTTCGGCAAATCCAACAAGTTGCCAACAAGTAGTCAATACAGTATTGGCATGGACAACAGGTCTTATATCGTCTGGGGCATTGTTAATCGTATTGGCAATACTACGAACTTCTTTTACAAGATGATCAATGAATCTTTCTTTGTCTAGATTGGGGACATGCTTATGGTATATGTCTTGAAAATAATTGTAAACTTTTTCAAACATTCTCCTTACATCTTCTGGATCTTTTCCAACTTCTTTACCTTCATCGTCCGTGAATCGACCCATTATGTAACTCATACTAAAAGAAGTGCTATCAAAACTGATTGTAAGATCATCAGGAAGTAATTTACTTTTCATAATGTATAAAACTGGCAGCAAACGTTTCACACTCCCAAATCCTAATAAATGAACATGTTTCTTAGTTTTTTCAATACCAAAATCCTTCATAATCCTATGATAACCAACAAGCATTTCTATAGATTCTAATTGCCCATTACCTAAACAAACAAATCCTATAGAAACGCCGCCAATCTTTTCAAAATGTTTATCGGTTAGAATTCTAGCGCCATCATCAAACCACTCATACATGTCCTGATGATTATTGCCCTGCACAATATAATGAACCAATGTGTCAGTTTTAAATTTGTCAAGAATCTCAATCTGTTCTTTGATATTATTTGCAGTTTTTATGGCTGATTCTTTCTTGAGACTGGGATAATAAAGTCTGTTTCCTATAACAGTGCGATTGCTTTTAGAATCAAAAGCATTAACAACTCTCACAGGAATTTCATCAAAACACATCGCAAAATCAGCACAACTTTGTGTGCCATAGATTTTGTACTTCATCTCATCATCAATTTGCTTACCTAATGTCACAATCTGTAGACCGCCTGAGTCTGCATATAATTTCTCAAAACCGAAAGTGCCATATTTACGGAGCCATTCGCCAACATGCTTTTCGGTGAAAGCATTAAACAAAACATCCATGCCAAATTTTACGCCATCAATTTTTTTATTGATGTCAGTGCGTATTAAATCTACACCTTCTTTTACCATCTCAGCGAATTTAATATACTCCTCGGGATTATCCATCTCCCGACCACAGGAATTTAAAGAAAACATACCTGGAGCACTGAAAACATATCTGAGTTTCATCTACACGCCCCCAAAGTAGTAGGGATTTTCTTTAGTCGAAAATTCGAATTCTGTTTCTGAGAGTTCCCTGTTTTCTAAATCAAGAATGAAAACTTTATTGGGAGGCAAAGAAAAAGATCCTTCAAAACGTACACTACTTATATTGAGATCATAATCGAAGAACAAAGGCGAAATCTCGTTTCTGAAAACATAGTGCATATCATCTTCTTGAAAGACGCAAGCAAAACTACCATTTATTTCACTTAAATTCTCAAGCCAATTATCCTCTAACAATTCAAGCAAAATAAGTTTCGTGTCCCATGCTTCACTTACACCGTGCTTTTCTTGAAGTCGCCTAACATCAAAATCTTTCACGATGCCATTGTGCCAAAGTCTTACTCCTGGATATTCTGCGGGATGAATGCTAGAAGCATCACGCACTTCCGTTGTTGGCGCCTGAACATGACAAATTTTATATCCTTCTTGATCAGCCAATGAAGTATCAAATTTACCGAGGCCTCGTATCGGGCTATCACCAACTCGCATAAAACTGAAACTATGACTTCCTCGGTAACTGTTCAGTTTCGAAAGCTCAATGAGCTTATCACGTTCAAAACTACAAAATATGCCACACATCTATTAGCTCCTCACCATTGAATATCAATTGCATACTTAATCGAATCAACCAAGCCTGCTTTCTTGAAATTTGCGATCCGCTCAGCGCAGCTAGGACATTTACCGCAACTCACATCACCAGCAGGATTATAACAAGTAATAGTAGTTTTTGTCAAATCTACATTACCATCGAGCTCCTGAAGAAGCTTCAACTCTTCTGCTTTGTTCTTACCCATGAAAGGAGCATGAACACGAATCTTCTTCTGACGATTCTGTGAAAGTAGATTGTTGACTGCGGAAACAAACGAAGGAGTCGTATCCCAATATGAATACTCATCTTGTGCTTGCAACCCCGTCACAACCAGATCGATTCCATTCGCTTCAGCATAACTCGCTGCAATCATGAGCAGAATAGCATTACGATTCGGAACATAAGTAACAGGCTGTGGATCACCGAGAATATCCTTAATCGTAGGCATTTCGAGCCCACCAGAAATATTAGAACTTACGCCGCGCACCATGTCGCCAAGAAAAGAAATATCAACGATTGTGTGTTTTGCGATGCCTAGCTTCTTCGAATTGATCTGGGCCTTCTCGAGCTCGATGCTCTGCTTCTGGCCGTAGAAGAAACTGAGAGCGTGAACATTCTCGGTGCCTAATTTTTCAACCGTTAAACGAGCCGCGATAGCACTATCCATGCCGCCACTCATCACTATCACAGCTTTAGACGCTTCAGGGAATTCTTTCAAAAACATCTCTTTCATTGTTCACCTCACGAATGAATGATACTCATAAACTCGGCACGAACTGTAGGATCCTTTAAGAACTTACCACCTAATTTACTCGTCACGGTATAGCTGTTCTGATCTTCCACACCTCGTTGCTTCACGCAGAAATGTTCCGCTTTAATTACAACCGCCACATCTTCAGTTCCTAGAATAAAAGAAAGAGCATGGTAAATTTGCTCGGCTAATCGTTCCTGAATCTGAGGACGCCGAGAAAAATATTCTACGATGCGATTCATTTTAGACAGACCGAGCACTTTATCCTTAGGGATGTAAGCGACATGAGCAACGCCACTAATCGGTCTCAGATGATGCTCGCAATCAGACATTACTTTTATATTTTGCTCAATCACCATTTCATCATATCTCATCTTATTCTCTACTAGTGTACATTTGGGAAATTTTTCTGGATCTAATCCCCAATAAATCTCATTCACGAACATCTTCGCAACACGACGGGGTGTTTCTGCTAGGCTATCATCACTCAAGTCAAGCCCTAATGTCTCTAAAATTTCCTTGACCTTCTCTTCAATTATATCAATTTTTTGCTGATTTGTCAATCCGTTATCTTTCAAAGGAGTCTGAACTCCAATATCAGATAAGTACTGATTAACGCGGAGACCAAGAGATGCATCGATTTTTGTTTTCTGGAAGCTCATTTATTTCTCCTTTCCTTACGCAGGATGATTTGAATACGAGTATTTAGTTTTCAGTCATTGATAACAATTCATCAATATGAGGTTTGGTTATCTGCTCTAGAATTTCATGTGCTTTCTCGTACAACTTGTCATAACGAGGATCATTTTTTGTTATTGGAACAATTTTATCATCTTTTGTTTCGCCAAAATGAACAAAGCATTGTGCTTGAACATCGCCGCCGCACTCAACTAAAGTATAGTCGTTGAACATGAAAATCACCCCTGAAGTATCTTCATCGTCTGTCGTTGAGACTGCGAATCGAAATTTTTCATCACCTTCTTGCTCATACGTTTCGGCTTTTAAAATAATGAAATCAGTTGATTTATTCATTCAATTACCTCGCAGGAAATAATATTAGTTGTGTGGAAGCTACGCCAACCGACACCTTCTTCGTACACTTTTATAAGTGTAGGATGAACATCTTTCGTCGGATCGGCCAATTTCGGTTTATGCTCTTCCAGTATGCTATCATATGGAAGACAAACCATCACGCGTGTACTTCCATCTAACCTCTTGAATTCAACCTTGACTTTCTTCGTCTTCAGCAGGTTCAGTAATTCCTGTTTCGTCTTTTCCATTTCCATAACAGAATTTTCGTTTAACATATTCATTAATCCTCTTTAATACGTCATCTGTGAAATATTTTTCAGGATTCTCAATAATCGTCTTCCCAAATACCTTCGTGCCATTCTCTAGCTCATAACGAGTACTGACTTTCTTGAATACCCCTGCTTCCTCTGCCAATTCTAATAAACCAAAATAGCGATCAAGCCCTCCATCATAACGAATTAAACATTTTACTTTGCTATTTTCTTTTGTTAAGCGACTTTTGATTGCCGTCACCGTAATAATTACTCCCGTCACTTCATTCGTGCTGGTATCACGCTCCTTGGCTTTACTTAAACCTAATATGGTACTTGAGGCATATACTGCCCCACTTCCTCCTGATTGTTTTTTAGACGCATAAGGACCGCCCGAAATGTCATCATAAACATGATTTGTGACTAACATTGGAATCCCAGCGCGACCCAACTTTAAAGTTAGCACGCGAAAAGCAGCTTTAAGCAATTGCGCTCGTGTCATGTCCCTGGCATCCTTACCTTCGACGCTATCCCCCATTTCTTTATCAGTTGACAGCATACCTAAAGAATCTAAAATGAAAAACAAAGGAGGGCGCTCTTCTTTATCTTGTTTTTCATAGTTGTCGATAATTCGCAAGGCTTGGGTCCTGAACTCTTGAACAGTCGAAACTGGTACGATACCAAAGCGCTTAACATCTATGCCGCGCTCTTTTAGCATATCACTCGTGATGGCACTTTCAGTTTCAAAACAAATCACAATACCATTTTCATTTTGATCTAAAAAATTCTTTGCTGCTCCAAGAGCGAAAAAAGTCTTACCTGTCGCAGGATCTGCACCAATAACAACAATCTTATTTCCGGGAAATCCCTTATAGATATCTCCACTTAAGAGGGCATTCAAAGCATAACTTCCACTATCAACCCACCCTGAAACATCCCCGGCTGCAATACCATCCGCAGCAACACTAGCAAATTCATTGCCAGTCAATTTTAAAAAATCAGTGATTGATACCATAAGACTCCTCTTATCTTAAAAGAATGATTCCAATGTCACGCGTGTCTGCTTACCAGCAGGCTGTTTATTAATTTTAACAGACTCTTTTGAGGTTGTCAACGCCTTCGTTTGCGTCACTGGACCTTCTTCGCTGAAAAAATCCATCAAGGTGTTAACCTTCTCAGTTTGCCAGCCAATGATGTCTGTGAAGCTACGAAGTGGTTCAAGAAATGTCTTTTCGAACTGAAGTTCCCGATCAATATACTCATCCATCTCAAACTCAGGTGGAAAAACATCGGTGAATGCAATAGCATTATTTCTAACAGGATTGGGTTGTTTGAGATACACAAACTTGATCTTATCCCCATTCTTAATCACAGGATACTTTTTAATCAATCCAGTCGTTCGCAATCGCTCATTATAAACTAACGAGGCTTTGACATGTACTGGGGCGCCTAATTTCCATGACTCTCGTCCAGTCGGATCTACCCACTTATCCAAATCTGTTACCCCACGAGGAAATGCAATATCCTCAACAGGTGCATTCATAAATGTCTCGCGAAATTCTTTCACGAATGTATGAAGATCCCCTTCATCTTCATTCAACAATATGAGAAGAGATTTCTCCAAAGCTTTTCTAACTAGCTCCGGTGTACTAGACCTTGCTGTTTCGATTCCAACTGTCTTCAACTTCGGCTCATTGTACCGAACGCCTTCATTGTCATAAACTTGCAAAATATAATTCTTCTTAGCTCTCCAAATAGCGCGGTCAGCTATGGCTTCCCGTTTCATATGCATCTTGTTTTCAGGTGTATTCATGTAAGCAGCCAAAGCTTCAAATTTTTCAGCGATCAATGGTTCGAGTACAGTTGAGACAAATTTATCAAGAAAATCAACAATTTTTTGAATTGGAGTGTCTTTAGGCACAATCTTTTCAACTAGAGTATCAAGACGAATGTATGCAGAATCTGTATCATTTGCAACTACATAATCAACCCCATCTGTCTTCAACTTCTTATTTAAAAATTCATTCAAAACATTCGAAATATACCGAATGGTAAATTGACCTGTTAATGTAATACCTTCTGCGATATCCGTAGAATAATAACGGAAATGTTCATTTGCTTGTGCGCCATACAATGAATTTAAAGTAATTTTCAAGGCCATTTGCATGGCTTCGTAAGTCGCTTCTCTGTTTTTCTTTTCTTTGTATAAAGCCAATAATTCTTCATTTGAAAGCTTTGAAAGATCATTCATATTTCAAGCCTCGTTTGTCCATCTCAACTTTGATGGCTTCTATTTCACGCTTGACATCAAGCATCATATTCTTGTACTTCTTGCGGTCATTGAACATTGCTTCAACTAAACGAGGCATCACACCCTTGAATTTGCGTGTAAAAGTCGCGCCATTGGCTGTCATAGTTAGGTCTCTTTCTTTTAAAAAACCTGTATCATAAGACATATCAAGCAACTTATCAACCAAATTACCAGTAGCGGGATCGACGACTGTCTCTGTAGATAAGTTGTATTGCATCATAATAGATGGGTACAGAGAAGTCAAGTCGAGACTTACCACCCATTTGTATAAACCAGGCACAGGGTCTTTTACATAAGCACCTTCAATATCCCCCGAACCCTTTCTTCGGATATGCGGAGGGACCTGAATTCCTTCTTGACGAAGTTTGTTACACACCAACATATCCCAGAATCGAACCTGTGAGAAAATTTCATTCATTCTCACACGCCCCATGAATGCCAACGTGAGCGCCAAGAACATGAAGTTCAGTTTCTTATCAAGATTTTCAACTAATTGTACGTCATGGATATTATAATCCATAAACAATTCATAGTTAGTGTTATAAAGATTCATCAGGTTCCCATACTCAGAATAATCAACTTTTCGTTCCCCTAATTCAACATGCGAGACAAAATCAAGAGAATAACGTTCAAGTTTCTTGTAACTAAACTTCTTGTACAACTCAATATAATCAAATACAGTCACGCCTAAGATGCGATAGCTCTTTTGTCCGCCTTGAATTTCAAAATCACTAAAAACTTTAGAAGTATAGGCATTGAAAGGCGATAATTTAGCCGCAACTTTTTCACCTAGAACATTAGTGATGCGATTGATGAGATAAGGAATATCAAATCCTTGAATATTCCAACCTGTGACGATATCTGGTTTTAAGCGACTCCAATAATTCACAAATTTGATCAGCAAATCCTTTTCATCTTCACATAAGACATATTCATCATTCTCATTTTTTACTTTATAAGGTTTAATGCCCCAACTCACAAATTTGTTATCATTGAAACATTTCAATGTAATTGAAATTATTTCTTGATCAGCCCGATCAGGAGAAGGAAATCCATTGTCGAATCTAGTTTCTATGTCGATATTGGCTATTACAAACTTCGAAATATCAAATTCAATTTCCTCAGGATATCGATAAGCCAAAAACTGATGCACCAGACTCGTCAGACCATGAATTGGTGTGATATCCTTATACTCTCTGATGAATTCCTGTGCATCATCGATCTTAGTAAATTCAACCCGACTAAGATTTTCGCCTCTCAAGCCCCGAGCATCTTTACGCCCACCTTCGATAAATAGCTCAATTGGAAAACCATCAATAACTTCCATTTTTCTTTCTTGACCGTCCCAATAACGATGAAAAATACGAGATCCTTGTTCATCCGCGAACATGTAAAATTCTTTCATCGGTAAACCCTCATGGACTTTAGCCATCTTCTAACGGATTCATTCAAAATAGTAAGCTTCGCTTTCTTATCACTGTTTCTCATAACTTTATTCATAGTAATGCTCAAATTGGGCAAAAAAATAGATATGACTGAACTTTTTAGAGATGAAGCATCTAGTCATCTAAGTCATACTAAATTCTGGAGCAACGTGGCATATTTTGCCGCGACACTTGCCTTTCTCAGCTTGAATTTATTCAGTACTACTACTCCAGATTCTTTTGAAATGATCTGGCTGATATATCTTGGCGTTGTTGCCAGCAATGCTGTCGCTAATAAATGGATAAAGCACAAATATAACGCATTCCAAACAAAAAAACAACCAACTTATGTAACTGAAGAATATGCTGATGAAGATTGCGAAGAAATAGCACCAAAAAGAAGAAAACGTTTTCGTGCTTCGAAAATTGATAATCCTGATGAATGAGAAGCGGGGTTCTGTTCCCCGCTTCTTTATCGTCTAACTCCGTTTAGGATTACGCGCTCTCGACTTCGCTCTCATCATCTTCATCATCATCCATGACATCTTCGTCCATGGCGTCTATGACATTAGAACCGAAAACTTGATTATAGTAGTTTCGAAGCTCAGTGATAGGCGTGAATACTTGGCCATACAAACAATCACTCGATTCAATTGTGATTGATTGCTCTTCCATCATATTCAGGAAAGGTACAAGGGTAACATTATCGCGCGTGGCTAGGACAAGCGCAGGTTTATTGATCTTGTAGTAACCTTCAATGACTTCTTCAAAAACACCCATCACAAGACCCGTATTTAAGAAAACTGCTTTAATCTCCATGTAATTACCTCATTGACCAGTTGAACCAAATCCGCCATCACGTTCAGTCTTTTGGCTGGGGGCCTCAGCCAAAGAATTGAAGACGACTTGATGAATGGGAACTAATTCAGCTTGAGCTATACGATCGCCTTGTTTAATAACAAGACGCTCTTTGCTCTGATTAGAAACAATAATATACGTCGGATTAATATAATCATGATCAACCACACCCACACTATTCGCTAACGACATGCCAAATTTCAAAGCATTCCCACTCCTAGCATATATCAACATCTTCCATCCTTCAGGAATATCAAAAATCAAATTCGTAGGAATGAGTGCTCTTTCCCCTGAATCAATCACCACACCTTGGACGCCACCATACTCAGGGAAACCCTGCACGAAACGTTCTGTTTCGAAATTAGAAGGAGTGTGAACTCTAACAATGCTAACCCCAGAAAAGTCAGCGTACAAGTCAAAACAAGCACTTCCAGAAGTAGCATAAGTCGGCGTTCTCGCCGTGTCAGATAATTTATATATGCCGACGGAGATTCGCGGTCTGGTGATAATTTCATTCGATAAGACTGTTTGCACCGCATTTGAAAGATTTGCTGTCATAGTGACATTCAATTTCGTTTCGTCCACCACAATCGTTTCATCAGATAACTCTTCTTCGTCCGTATCAACTGGAAGCATTTCAATCACACCAAGATCAATTGATTCAGCTTTCTTCGAGCTACGACGTTTTTGAGTAGTCATTTTCTCACCTTCTTACCAATATTATACTTTGCTTGCAAATTCCAATTTTCTTTTTCCTTGTAAGGAATCACTACCGTTTTGACAGTTCGATCGAATTCAGGCAATTCCTTTTTCAATCTAACCAAACCCCATTGCTCCAACATACTCGCAATCAAAGCAGTACGATCTAAATCCTGCTGTGTAAGTTCAGTCCTATCATCGCGCCCATCCAGCAGAAAAAGTTGCTTGAAATGAACAATGTAGTATCTGCCCTTTTTATGCAAGATGTGGCAACTTTGCCAAAGAGTAGGTTTTTCCTTGCCAGATTTCCTACTCGCAACCCCAATGCGTGTCAAAGTTTCCTTAATTTTCAAAAACTCGTTGTTATCAACAGGTTCGATTTCAATAAAAGTATCTAAAAGATTTTCTTTGTCACTCATTTTTTTCCACCTTTTTTTAGTTTTTGTTCAAGTTCAGAGATTTTATCAACCAACATCGGCAAAACCTCTTTAGCTCGGCGGTAAGAATACCTACAATACTCTTGAATCACAGCAATCTTATCCTTGTCATCCTCATTTTTAGCCCATTTACCATAACGTCGTTTTTTCGGTACGCCATAGTACAAAAACGCATAATGCATGTCTTTATCAATATTATACAAGCTATTTAGCTCGTTAGCCAAAAAAACCAAATCCCTGTGCTGACTAAGAGCTCGATTCACCATATACGGTTGATAACTTTTCAGCTCATCCGAAGAAAGAAATCCTCCTTTCTTCTCGTATATATTGTTGATGATATCAAACAAACCTAATTTTTCACTCATTTGAATTCCACCTGTGCCATGATTTCAGTTAACATTGCCACTAAATTGATTTCCTTATCCATCACGAAGCTGTTCTTGTAATCATACTGGGCTAGAGTCAAAACCAGTTGAGGAATACTACCTGGTTTCACATACTCATCAGCTTTCTCATAAAGAGCTCGACAAATAAGATTAAAATCATTATCTAAATTATCAGCCACCCACTTACGCATTTCTGGCCACTTACTAGTATCACGAAGATAACCATAAAGCTTTCGAATATTATCATCACTTAAGCTAGTAAGAACCGTATTCTTAAGTACTCCACCAGATGAATGACGCTGAAGTTCATTCAGAATCTTTCGAAAGTCTGGGAAGTACTTAACGAGTATTTGCGCAAGTACTTTCTTATCAAATTCAACGCCTTCCTTGGCGAGAATTTCTTTGACACGACGATCAAAAGCAATGACCATCTCTTGTTTCTCTTCCTTGGAAAAATGAAAATCAACCACCGCACATCTACTCTTCAAAGGATCGATAATTCGATTAGCATAATTTGCCGTCATAATAAAACGACAATTTTTGCTAAATTCCTCAATGAAGTTTCGAAGTGCAGGTTGCGTTGAATTAGGATTCAGATAATCTGCCTCATCAAGAATTACCACCTTATAACTACTCGTAAATGACATAGTTGAAGCAAAACTACGAATAGTTGTACGTAATGTATCAATATTACCATTCTCAGAGGCATTGATCATCAAATAATCCAGACCTAACTCATTACAAAGCGCTCTTGCGACGGTAGTTTTACCTGTCCCTGGTCCTCCGACCAAGAGCATATTTTGTAGCTCACCTTTTTCGACCATACTAATGAAATAATCCTTCAAACGATCAGGTAAGATACAATCAGCGATTTTTTGAGGGCGATACTTTTCGACCCATAAAAACTCTTCACGTTCAGACATAGTATTACCTCAATCAGTTATTCAGATTCAAGTGCAACAAAATATTCGAGGCTGGGAGTTTCTTTAGTGGCTTCTGCTTTGAATTGTGCAATACCTTTCTTCGTCATCGCAACCTCATAATCAGTTGGAATCAACTTGAGATTCTCAACTTTTAGTATATATTCAAAAACAACATCATCAGATTCAACTTGCATCTCAATCGTATATTCATTTCCAACACCACTGCGATTAAAAACTTTCAATCCTTCCTGAGTCACTGCAAAATCCTTCAACTTCATCACCGCAGCTGCTCTCAAGATCTGCTCTAACTGCGACTTAGTTATCGTAAAAGTCGCATCAGGCGTTGGCATAGCAATATTTTTATCAGGAGGGCTTACAATTACACTTGAGTTGCTGTAGAAATATTTAACCCTCATATTACCTTCAGAAATGACGAAATATTCATCCTTGAACTGAAGCTCAGGATCATTAAAAAGACTTACTGTCGATAAAAATTCGCTCAAATCATAAATCGCAAAATCCCTTGGAAATTCATCCGCAACAACGGCAGTGGCAAAAATGTTCTTCATGACGCTCATAGTTCTGATCACATTACCTTTACGGAAAAGAAGACCTTGGTTGATGCCATTAAAATTCTTCAATACTTCAACAGTTTGCTTAGATAATTTCATTTGAATCCTCCATCCAAATTATTACCACCAGGAAAAACAATTATACCACAAAGACTCTCAAATGTCAAGCAAAATTTGTCATCTTACTGAACCCATTTTCTTTACTGAAGCTGATGCTGCTATGGAACTTATCTGCTAGCTTGTCAGGCGTATGGCTGATGACAAAAACATTCGTGTTCTTCATCTTCCCTAACAATTCAACAAAAGCATCCACGCCTGCTTGATCCATCGAACTATCAAAAATTTCATCGAAAATGAGTAAATTAGTACTCATATTATTTCTCATCTTAGCAACTTCTCGCCAGGTCAGTAAGATAGCAAGATCAATTCTCAACTTCTCACCTTCACTGAAATTATTGTAACTCAGTTCATCGATGCCTCTAGCTAAAATCTTCTCATCAAAGTTTTCATCCAGTGTAAATTTAACAAAGAAACCAAGATTTTTCAAGTACGCGTTAGTGATATTATTAATGTAAGGAATGTACTTTCGAATCACCATGCGCTTGATGCCAGTATCCTTCAACATACTTGAAATCAATTCAAAATACTCAAGGCGTTCAAGCAATTCTGATTTCTTGTCTAATAATTTATTGTAAGAGTCACGAAGATCATCCAATTTCTTTCTTTCGGCTTCTACTTTCTCCATATCATTATCACATTCCTTTTCTTTTTCAGATCTCAACAAGGCAATTTGTTTGTACTTTTCATCTTTACTGGCAACCAACGCTGATATTTGTTTGGCTAACTTATGATTGGTTTCAACGGCATGATTGAATTCATTTAAAGCTGAAACCGCTTCATTGCTTTTCTTACTTAATTCCTCAATTACTTTTGAAATTTCTTTTGATTTATTCTCAAGCTCAGAAATTTTAATTTTCTTAAAGTCTTCTTCTATAGATTGACCACAAGTAGGACAAGCATCATTTCCCATAAAAAAATGAATATCACTTAATAATTGCTTCTGTCGAATTTCACTTTTAGCAATCAATCCATTGAGCTGCTGAATGCGAGCTTTCAAACTCTCTTGCTTTTCAGTATCGATTTCTTGTTTTTGGCTGCTTATCTCTTGTATTTGTTTATCTATATCCGCGATTTCTCGTTGAATAGTTTCAATCTGAGCTTCAATTTTAGTAGTCAACTCTTCACGTTTTGCGGCCGCATCTGCTTCTAACTTATGAATATAATTTTCGCGAAGCTCAATCTTTTCTTTTGTGATTGTTATCGCATTCTTCACTTCATTGATTTTCTCCTTGAGCTCCGATAACTTTGAACGATGAACTTCAGTCATTGCACTGAAGATATTCAAGCCAAGTATACTTTCAATAAACTTTCGACGCTGATCAGCATTCAGCCGCATGAAACTCACATAAGTCGCCTTACCTAGAATAACGATTTGCGTGAAGGCTGAATAATCAAAACTCAGAATATTTCTCTCAAGATATTCTTGGTAATCGCGTGAAGCGGCATTCTGATTGATGAGTTCTCCATCCTTGTAAATCTCAAAAACTTGTGGATTCATTCCACGTCGAATCATATAACGGCTGCCTCTAGTCGAAAATTCAATCTCAACTAAAAGCTCTTTGCGATTTTTATAATTGACTAACTGAGGTCGATTAATCTTTCGAAATGGCTTGCCGAATAAAGCAAAACAGATTCCATCCAATAGAGCACTTTTGCCACTACCATTTCTACCCTGAATGAGAGTGGTAGGGCTTCGATCAAGCTGAATTTCAGTCATCATATTACCGAAACTCAAGAGATTCTTATAACGAATAGTATGGAATGTAATCATACAGCCATCTTTTCCAAAGCTTCATTATAAATTTCTTGGAAATATGAACGCAGCTTCTTCTTATCTAAACCTTCTGAGTTGATAGCTTCGATGTACTGATCGATCAAACTCATAGTATCTGTATATTGAATTGCAGATGCTTCATCAGGATCAATCTCATTCAAAGTAGTATCTGTTTCTTGCACATCAACATTAAAAGCGATCTGCGATAACTTATCGATGAAGAGATCAAATTTACGTCGATTCAAAAGGTCAAATGTATTTACATAAACCCTTACAATTTTATCCTGAAATTCATCATAGTTGAATGTCAACAAATCAACTGACTCATCGTACTGATACTTTTTATAGACATAGAAAGGATTCTCTACGAACTCTAATTCTCTCGTTCGAGTGTCGAAAACATGAAAACCTTTCTTTAGGCCATAATCACTCCAATTAGTTTGATTCGGATTGCCTAGATAAAAAATTCGACCATCTGAACTGGTAACATGAAAATGTCCACTGAAAACATATTCGAATCGATTGAAGATGTTAGCCTCAAAACCATGCTCACAATATTGTCCTTTGATCATTTCAAAATTTTTGATCTCAAAATGACCGCAAAGCACATCACAATCAACTTTCGAAATCCAGTCAAGACTTTCTTCTAAATTTCCATTATGAATCCAACTAATCATGCCCAATTTTAATCCATCGAAATCAAAAACTTTATATGTTTCAACTACTTCTATATTAGGATAAGCTTGCGCTAAGAAATCAATACCATTCACATCATTCACATTCTTGAAATAAACGTCATGATTCCCGTAGATTATTTTAGTTTCAACGTCTAAATCGCGCAACTTATCAAAAAATCGCTTGCGAACATCATAAAATGTATAAAAATTGATATATTTTCGACGATCCCACGTATCACCTAAAATGAGTAAAGTCTTAATATTATTTTCTTTGATGTACGGCAAGAAAGTATTTTCGATGAACTTGAAAAGATTATCATGAAAGAACTTCGAATCATTACGGACACCAAAGTGAATGTCCGTTATCATCGCAATTTTCATTCTAACCTTTCCTTGTTTTGGTTATAATACCACAGGTAAAGATTATCTTGATTTAAATTGAACTTTTCACCCTCAATAGTTGTGTAAGTCTCAATTTCAACATCAAACATCATATTATCGCGAACATCTCTTTCTTTCTTTTCCTTTTCTATACGTCTAACAAATGCCCAATAAATGATTTGCGTGAAATATGCAAAAGGATTATTGCTCTTCTGAGGGTCAAAACTATCAATTGCTTCTACTGCATTCAAGATACCATCTCCAATCATCTCATCCCTGAAAGTATATCCATTAAAATTATAACGAAGACTTAAATTTTTTGCAATGTCAATGAAGATCTTGCCAATTTCATTCGAAATTTTAGGGGGAGGTAAACCTTGTTGCTTCCGTTTCTCGCGTTCTTCAATATATTCGTTCAGTAAATTAAGAAACTTCGTATTATCCACATAGTTTGTTGCCATAGATATCCTCAATGAATTGTTTTTAGGTAGTACTCCCATATATCATCTGTTTTATTCGTCTCATCAGAAATTTGTTTCATATCTTTCATCGTGGTTAACACAAACTTCTCTGTTACTTTTTGCATAATACTCTTATATTGTTCAATCAATTCCGGAGCAGGTTCAGCGAAACTCACTATCTGACTGAGATTGAAATTAACGACACTGAAAGGACTTAGTACTGCGAATGGCATCTGATAGGGAATAGCGCTAGTAGTAACAATATCCCCTTCGCCATCATAAACGACTCTCAGTGAAACAGGAAACACCATCTGAACTATATTTTGCTCTATTGCAGCTATTTTTCCTAAAACAAGAGCACCGTTAGACAGACTAATGAGCCTCAGAGGCATTTCAAAGTTTTCGTTCTCTGGTGGTATATCTGAATTGCTCAGCCGCATAAATCTTAAGCCTTTCTAAAAGATGTTCAAATGTCACATTGCGCTTACTACCATATGATAGATTGTCACTAATGTCAATTAATTTCGCCTCTTCTTTCCCGCTACTTTTACGTAATGATCTGCCAATAGATTGTAGGTTTCGAATTCGAGCTTTGAAAGGATGTGCGAATATAACGGTATGAAGATTCTTGATGTTAATACCCGTACTGAATGTGCCGTAACTGGCAAAAATAATAATATTATCTTGCTTCTCGGCTAGATGACGAATTTGCTCTCTTTCTCCGACTTTCACATCACCATGAACGAAGAAAACTTCTTTTCCAAGTTCTTTTGCGTATGTCTTTGCGAGATTATATAATTTTTCACCATGTCCTTCAATGAAATTGAAAAGCACCAATGTGTTCTTTGGTTGCGAGAGTGCAGTAGCAACTATAAATTTATTTCTTTTGTCATGATCCACCAACCAGCTGATCTCATCATGATACGTTTTGCAATTTTTATGGACGTGCTTACGTTCTTCTGTGCTGTACTGAAGCACCACAACATCAATTCTCAATTTAGCTAAGACACCCTCATCCATGAGTTTTTTCGTTGTTGTCGTTTTCAAGATAGGACCGAACATTCCCCGCAAACACATTTCATGAGTTCTACTCCCATCTAACGTCCCTGTAAATCCAAACCTAAAGGGCGCATGAGGAAGATTACGAATGATTTTAGTGATACTGTTACTGTCGGCTTGGTGGGCTTCATCACAAATAAAACTACCAAAATTACTGAACCATTCTTTCGGTAGTTTATAGATGCTTTGCCAAGTAGTTACGACAATTCTCTTGTCAGATTTTCTAGCTTTGCCACTATAAATCTTATGACATTCAAATTTAGCATTGAAACCGTCATTCGCGTAGCTGGCAAAATCACTCACCATCTGCTCGACTAATGATACGGTAGGAACACAGATGAGAATCGATTCGTCAGTATATCTGTGTAAGAAACGAGTAATGAGATATATGATGTGGCTCTTACCAGAACCAGTAGGAGATAATACGAGTGCTTTATTGTACTTGAGACATTTCAAAAAAGCATCCAACTGATACTGATATTCGCCTTCCACTGACATTTTTGTAATGGTGGGCAAATCTTTCAGAAATTCTTCAATATCTTCTTTAAAATCAACAGGCTTGAATTTCTTCTTATCTACAAGCTCAATTGAATAGTTGTATTTCTCGCAAAATTTTACTAAATCAACGAGCAATCCTGAAGGGAGTAGCCTCGTGGCAACATTGAAGAGACGAACTTTACCATCCCAACCTCCATGTTTATATTGCGGCATGAATTTGTAGTTCCTTGCTAAGAAACTAAAATGATCCTGAATCTCGTAAAGTATGCTACGCTCAGAATCAATTCGAATGTAAAGTTCGTTGTACTTATAGACTTTAATATCAGCCGTCACGCAATACCGTTTTTAAATTTCATGAACTCGATGGCATTTCGAATAATGAAAGTGCGTTGATTGATGTTCTTTATGAAGCTCTCAATCATTTCAACTTTCATTTGTTGCAAAATTTTCCTACTTTCAAGTTTCATCAGATCATCGTCCGCTTTTAAGTAGATATCGAGATCTTGCTTGAGAATTTTGTGATCAAGAGGTTTCTTTTCATAAACTTCATCATCAGCTTTACCGAGATAATACTCAGTTTTTTCTTTATGTAGGCGATTGTACTCTTGTTCGAGACCTCTCAATAAACGCAATTCATCTATGAAAATACTGTACCATTTGCTATGTAAGTAAGGAATTTTGAGACTTTCAGCATCAAGAGCCGTGTCATCAATCTTGCTATCTTTTTCCATCAAATCACGAATATCTTCAATTTTCATCTTTTCACCTTATATCAAAATATTGATAACGAATAGTTGCAGTTGATACTAATGGTGATGTGTCAGTAACAGCAGACTCTAAATCAATTTCTGAGAGAGATGACGGGAAGCAATCATAGAATAGAATTTTAAAATTCTCAAGTTTATTATTGTTGAGTATATGTAATGTGACATCACGAAAATGTCTAGGAGGATAATCTACCGATCGAATGTCGCGCATCCATTGATGAAGAAACCTATAATTTCCCCAATCTTCTGATAAAACATATGTAAAAACAAGTGGGTCGTAATCAATTCTATCACTAGGCATGAATACTTGATTATTTATGTAATCGATTTCAACGCCACCCATCGAGATGCCAGGCAAACTGACACTTTGAACGAAGTAATTGAATTCAGGTGCCCCTGCGATCTCAATTTTGAAATTGGTATTTGTTGCGAGATTGTAGTTTAAATTTCCCATATATTTTGCTCGTCTGGGGTCATGAATAATTCAGCTTCTGCTTGACGTCGGCGAACCAACCCTTCTACTACTCTACCGCCAGCTTTATTCCAACGAAGAAATTGCTTCGCAGCTCCTTCCATATCACCCACATTGATAAGCCTCAAAAGTGTACTTCTACTAAAATTACCCACACCAATATTATAAACAAGACTCGCAATGGCGTCAACCTGATTTTGGGTGAGTTTTATCTTAGGATTGATCAAAAATGAAACTTCTTGTAGATGCTTCTCAACATCCTCGCGGAGCCATTCTTCTGCTTGCTCTCGCGTACAAACCATGCCTTGACAAACAGGCTGCCCATCCACACGAGTTGTGCCGTAACCAATCGTCCAAACACCGACTACATCTTGATATGATCTCGACCTGAAACCTTCAAATGCTTTTATGAGTTCTAATCCTTGCTGCGATACTTTCATGATAGTATCCTGAAATTAGATGATAATATTTATTCAACAAAAAAGCCTAGGTTTCCCTAGGCTTCGAAATACAGAAACGTTATTATTCTAGTTCTACAGCAAGTGCAGGACCTTAACCTTACGGTAGTAAATGTTCTGATTGGCGTTCAAAGTCGTGAACGGGTTAGCAATCATCCCATAACGCGTCTTGAAACCAATCGCCGGTTGGAACGTAGCAGTATCCGTAGCACGAACCATCTGTAAAGGAACATAAGGACAATAGAACATGCCTGCATCATAAGCATTCGTGCCCTTGTAGCCAACAACATAACCGTCAGCGCCCAAAAACGGATCTACAAAAACTTTGAAACGACCCATCTGGCCTGCATAAGTCGTTCCCGTCGCATCGACATCCATAGCGGTGCTGCTCTGAAGAGCAGGAGCATAATCAAGAACGCCTGCCATCACTAACGCAGAAGCAACATCCGCGGAAGTGATGATGATATTACCTTTACCGCGACGAGTTTCTATAGAAACTGCATTGGCATCCCGCTCAATAGCGAACAGAAGACCTTTGAAACGCTCTACCGACCAACGGCCGTCAGAATCGCTTTGAAGGTCAAACGTGCCAGCAGTCGATGCAAATTGAGCGCCTGGCTTGGCAATCGCGTAAATAGTACGAACTACCTCGCGATTGATTTCACTAATAATTTCGGACGACAGAATATTTGCTAACTCATTTTCAGCATCCAAACCGTGCATAGCGCGCAAATCTTGAGCTAACTCTAAGCTGTAGTCAGCACGAAGTTGACGAGTGCGGGCAGTAACACTTGTCTTCTCAATGGTCATCGACATGGAAGGCCAAGGATCTGCCTCACCATCGTTGGTAGCTTTACCAGTACCGGTAGTATAACCGACAGCAAAAGGATCGCTACCCGCATGAGTACCAGTACCAGAAAAATCAGTATCAGCTTCATTGAATAAAGCTTCAGCGCCAGTGGCATTGGTGTAACGAGCACGGAGCGCAAAAACTAATCCAGTAGGGCCCGTCATGGGTTGTACCCCGCAAACATCATAAGCGATTAACTTAGGCGCCATACGGCGAACTAAGCTGATCAATACAGGATCCCAATTTTGTATATTGCCCGCTACAGTTTGTGCAGTCTCAGCCAGGAATTTTTCTTGATTCTCTAACAGCTGAGCAGTAACTTTTTTACGATAGGGATCAGTAATCTTCTCGACCTTATCAGACTCGAGAACAGGTTCCCATTTTTCGAGTAATGTTTGACTCATTTATTTTTCTCCTTTAAATCAGAAAAATTTAACACTTTTTATTTATAATTAGTTGATTAAAGATGACTTAAATATTCTTTCATCTTATTACCAATTTGAGGCTGAGGCTTTTCATTAACCTCATTTACCTGTTCCTTCTTAGAAGAAACGATTTCCTCAATCATCAATTCTACTCCACGTTTAAATTCATCAATGGAAGCGAAACTTATATTTTCGATCAATTTCGAAATCTTTTCGCGCTGTGTGTCAGCTAAATCTCTTGTAAGATTTTCAAAAACGATCGCAAATTGCTGTTCCTCAAGCTGCTTCTTGAGAGTCACCATTTCTTCAAACAATTTATTATAAGCTTCAGCAGCTTCATCAAGTTTCTCCTGCATCTTCTGAAGCGCAGAAGATTCATCTAACTTGAACAATCCATCCTCAAAAGCACGCTTGATGTTTTCAAAAATATGCTTCATGCGCTCATATTCTTGATGTTCAACTAAAGCAGCTTTGTTATCATTGATGAATTTCTCTACTACATACTCAGCGTAAGAATCAACTTTTTCGCTTATTTCTTGAACTACGTACTGAGCATACTCGTCAGCTTTCACCTTGATCGATTCAATCTGGAGTTCAGCTTCTTTCTTAGCGTCTTCAACTTTCTCTTGCAAAGAAGCTGTGCGTTCCTGAATTGCTTTTTCGATCATGAGTTTCAACTTGACTAAAGTATCCTCAGAGAGCTCTAAACCTTCGAGAAGATTTTTCAATTCTTTTGTAATATCCATGAGTTCTCCTTAGACTTGTGATAAAATATATTCGAAAATTTTAATCAAATTTTCTTCATTTAATTTACCTTTTTTCGCTGTTTTATTTATAATGTTTTTAATTTCCACTTCACGTTCAATCAATTTCCCATTTTCCCAAACCCATTCTTTATTTTCCATAATGTTAGTGACGAACGCATCAGGTGCAGAAGGATCAGCTACAATATCAGCTGCAGTAATCAAATGAAAATCTTCACAAACTACTTTAACACCATCCTTCTCGCGAAGACTACCTAACCCCCGACTACTAACCCCAAACTTAACTCCTTCGTCCATTAAACTTTTAACAATTTTCCCATATGGAGTGTCCATAATCTTGGCTTTCCCGACAATATTATTACCATCCTCCCGCAAACCAATGATTTTATGGGAAACCCTGTCTAGATTAATAGAAGGATTAGTAGGATGTCCTAATTCACCGAGAGCTCGATTAGCCTCAACATAGTCCTTAATATAACGATCAGTTTCCCTCCGTAATACCTCTATAGGATATAAACGTCCGTTTTTATTTTTAACTTCACCTTGCAGAAACACACCTTCAATAAAATATTGTTTTTCCTTCCCTGTACCTTCAGTCAATACTTGTACATCTAAACTGTCGTTTAATTCGACTAAGAGTTTCATGGCTCTACACCGATAAACCCATCTGTTTCCGATAACGCAAGGCTTTTTTCATTTTGCGAATGATTCGCATGCGATATACATTGCCAAGAGATTTTTTCGTTATCAACGCTTTGCGAATTGCCTTGCGCATATTTGCTAATTCAGCGCCAGAAATTTTCTCACATGCCTTTGTTTCAGGATTCCACTTGAATCCTCGAGGACATTGCATTTTAATCCACTTCTGGCCTCTTGAGGTTACTTTAATTTTACGTTCCACTTCATCGATATTTTCAACACTTTCACCCATTTCCTCCTGATCATCCTCATCATATTCGTCTTCGTCATACTCTTCTTCATCTTCCTCACCACTATAAGGAGCATACTGCACAAGTTCAGGATCGAGGTAAATTGTAAACAGGAATTGGAAATTGCGATCATCAGTTATAGAATCAATATCAACATCATCCTTATCAAAATATCCTTTCAGAGGTTTGTTATGAATTACTTCCATTCCGTAGCTATCAACACAATCGCAATCTTCGAGCCAATCACTGAATTCAATGGCAGCTTGCTTGTTACGCAAAACAGCAATAAGCACCCCTTGATCATACGATACTTCACCTGCGCCATAATTCTTAGCCGCCACCTGAATTTTCGTTACTGCATCCATTTCTGGATCAATATCTTCATCTTCTTTTAGTTGCGTCGTCTTCTGGCTCAATAATTCATTCAGACGCTCAGCGAATACTTTATGGAACTCTAAAGAATTATTCTGTTTTATGCTATCTGCAATTTTGTTTACAAACTCTTGTTTATCCACGGCTTCTCCTTAAAATTTTACTTGTTATGCAGATTCATTTTCCGACTCAGAATTGTTTTCTGAATCTGTACTAATTTTTTGAACTAAATCTTGAATTTCAGTATCACTCATACGTAATACATTTTTCATAACCCATTCCCGAGTAAAGTATTTGCCTACGAATGGATCGATTTGTGTTAGAGTGTTTATTCTATTATTTAAAATTTCGCTCTCTTTATATTCAACGAAATTGTTATCTTCAGCGTATATCCACTGAATTTCGCGGCGTATATCTTCCCAATCTTGTTCAGTGATAATTTTTTTGAGAAGCAGCTGCGTTTTCAATAAATCTTCAAAGATCACCATGAAACGCTGGCGCAAACGATCTATGAATTTCTTGAAACGATACTCATCGCGATTTATTTCTACACCTTTACCGAAAACGAAAGTAGGTGCATCGTCTAAAAATCGACTTATAGGAACATTCAAACTTTGATACAGCTTCTTCTTAAAATAATTCACATCATCAACAATGCCGAGATTATCACCACCAGGAAGCGTTGAAATTTCTGTCCCTCGCCCTCCTTCACGACGCGGTAACCAATAGTCCTCGATCATACTCAGCACGTTTTTTCTATCAGCAACGCTACCTGTCTTGCTATCATAAACGAGTTTGTTCTTGAACCGATTCATTAAATCATGAATGTATTGTTCAGCTTTATTCTTGGGAAGATTACCGACATCCACATAAATTACTCTACGTTCAGGAGCGCGACTCACCCGATAAATGATAAGACTATCTTCCATCAAGCGAAGATTATTGAAAGGAACAATTGCCTTATGCAAATATCCCAGCACGCAATTTGAATTTTTATCGTAGATTCCGCTATCAGAATATGTAATAGCATCCGGTTGAATTTTAAGTCCGCGGTTTATTTCTGCTTGGGTTGCTTTGTTTATGCCGCTAGGTGAATCAACATAAACATAATATTCGGTGATGTCAGCTATATTGTAAATTCCTTTTTCATCAGGTTTAGGAATTTCCCGAACTTTTTTGATCTTTAATGGATCGATAGAAATAATTTTCTTGATGCCTTCTTTAGGATTGGCAGAATCAATAACTTTATGTAAAAATAATCTCCCATCAATATACCAATCCATAAACAACGCCAAACCATTGTTACTAAAATCAAGTATATCATAAACATTAACAAATTCTTCAATTATTTTCTTTTGTAGCGCCTCGCTTAATTTCGAATCACTGACAAATCCAATATCAATAGCACGTCGACCAGTCACATCAAAAATAAAAATCTCATTTTTTATTTCTGTGAGAGCTAAATCAATATCTGGACTCAGAGAAATTCTACGATAAGTTCTGATTAATTCTGCTTCATTTTCAGGAACTGTAACGAGATCATAGTTGTATAATACAACCCCAGCAGAGCCTGCGCTTAAAACTTCAGCCGAAGCGTCAGGTTCTACCTGAAATGTATCTAATTTAGCTTTCTTCTTGTTCTTCGTAATACTAAAGCCGAAAATATTCATGGATATTCCTCAACCAAATTAAAAATAATAGGGGAGGAATTTCACCTCCCCTATTTCATTCTTAGGTTGTCGTATTAGATCTCCAGTAATTGATCGCAAAAGTAACTTGGAACTCCTCGACTTGATCATTTTGATCATAGCCTAATTGAATTTCGCCGACTTGTGTCGGGAACATGCCTTCAATAAAATATTCTTTCAGTACTTGATGCTCGCGCCCGAATTGACGCACAATTGCATTTGCATAATAATTAGAAGGATTTTCCCAACTAGCTGCAGAAACGTTACTTTCATGACCACTAATACGATCTAACCAACGCTCAAAAGTATCACGAACACTAAAATCAGTATCATTGATAATCGTTACAGTCCAATCATCAAAAGTTTTGTCACCTGCAACTTTTGCGACACGTCCCATGTAAGGAACATCGATGGACCCAAGATTGCTAGCAGGAATGGTCGCGGCTTTGCAAGTAAAACTAGCCTTCAATGTAGCAAACGGATTCGAAACTAATGCAGGAAAGGTCAAAATCACCTCATAGAGGTTAGGACGAGCCCCACCTCCTTGAAAATTAGCAATAAAACTATTAATACTGGGGTTTGGCATCTTCTAGTCTCCTAATTTAAACTGATCCCACTACTTCAGTAAACTCAACGCCCGTCCGGACAGCGACGAAGTTAAGAGTGATGTAATTGATGCTGCGAGCCGGTTTAACGAATATGCTAGCTACAAATTCACCTCTATCAATAACTGTAGGAGTATTATTTGTTTCATCGCAAATTACAGCAAAATCGTAGATACCGCGTCGACCTTTAACTTCGCGCAAGAACGGCTCAACCATATTCTTGAACTGAGCACGCGTGAACTGATCATTAAATTCAAATAGCTGGTATTTAGCAGCTCTAGAAATCATCTTCTCGAGCACAATAAACAAGCGACGCACATTGATATAACTAAACGCACTAGCTTTTGGTTGTAGCGTCTTGTCGCCATAAAGTACAGTACCTTCACCTGTAAAAGTAACTACAGGGTTGATATTGTTCTTATATAATTCATCGCGCGAAGTCTTATTAGGATTGAATGCAAGACTGACGACATTCTTAATTTTCCCGCGATTGAATCCTGCAGGGCTCCACCAAGGATCATAATTCTGATCAGTACTGGCACATAACCCTGCTACGTCAGCGTTCAAAGGAATCCAGCGGTACTTATCGAAAAATACGTCATACTGGAGTTTCCAACCGCTATCCATCACAGCGTAACTCGAATCACGGGCGATACCATTACGCTTGGCGACAACATTAGTAGTCGCTTCAGTTTGCGTCTTATTCAAAACGTCTTGTAAATCTGGGCTGAAAAACACCATACAATCTTTACGAACTTCAGCAATATTGTCAATTACATGACGAATAACAGTAGTACTAGAAGCAGAACCGCCAGCGGCTCCCATAATAAGTAAACTCACATCAACTTCCTCAGAATTGCGGAACATATCCCAACCTGCAATTAAATCTGCACTCGTTGGGGTAGATCCATTAGCACCGCCAGATAAACTCCTATTGAATTGGCCAGCAAGATTAGCAAATTTACGAGGATGACCACTTTCATCTAGAGCATTCTGCGCCCAATCGTCCGCGTCAACATCCCCCATAACTGCGGTTGCAGTAGCCCCCGAACCATCTCCTGTAATAGTAATCGTCGGCGCGGTTAAATAACCCGAACCGGGATTTGTAATATTGATAGCCGTAATAACCCCACCAGAAATAACAGCGGTACCAGTCGCAGTTACACCTCCCACCGGGGCAGAAGAAAATGTGACTGTTGCAGATGTGTAACCAGATCCACCACTGGTAATATTCACGCTCGTTACTTTGAGATTAGTAGCTAAATCGGCATCAGATGGGGCGCCTAAGTAATAAACATAACGACTCTGATTATTCAGGACATTTCCATAGAAAGCAGGAGAACCGTCCAGTTGCTTCGCATCAGAGGCTTTACTTAAGAAAGCATATTTTTCTAAGATCAACCCAGGGGTGCCTGTAAACAAACCATCTTCATCAACTACAACAATATGAACCTCATCATTAGAAGCACCAAGAGCGGCAGCAAACTCACTTGTACCAGGAGCAAAGTCAAAATGTTCTTTGTAATCCCAAGTTGAAAAAGTCGCAGAATCAGCCATGCTGACTTTTAAGCTATTGCCAAGTGCACCGGGATAACGAGCGGCGAATAAAGCGGATTGATTCGTGCCAAAAATACTTTGAAAATGAGTCTCATTCTTTATGAGTAACCCAAGACCATCGCCTGTTGCATTTTTAGCTGTACTATCTATAACCCGAATAATATTTAAGTTACTCGTATAAGCTAAAAAATTGCTAGCGGTGTACCAATCAATATAATTCGCGTCAGTTGGTTTACCAAAAGTTTTAGTGAGTTCATTGGCATCGTCCACAATGGTATATTTCATCACTGGACCCCAAATAAACTGGCCAACAAACGCACCGCCACTTACACCAGTATTAGATAAAAAATTGGTGAGGTCGACTTCTTTGATAGCGACCCCAGGGCTAAGTTGTGTTACATTTATCATTTAAATCTCCTAAATTCGTTTTTTGCCAACCATGAAGATGTCTCCGGGAATATTTATTTTTTCAAAAGAGTTGGATCCTCTATAACTCCATCAATTTCATTTATTCCGTCATCGTAGAACCCAAAAATTAAATGATTATTTTCTTCAGCTTTCAAATAATTACTTTTAATTAAATCTCTGACGTTTACATCTGTAAGATACTCGAAGTACGGCTGAGTTGTAAACCAACAAAACATCACTAAAGTCATAACAATATCATCCGTTTTACCTTCTTCTGCTATATATGTATTATGCCTTTTAACAAAAGTACTAAGCTCTTGCACAGTCATGAAATCTCGTATCAGAAGCGTGTTGCTTTCGATCATCGTTTTTAAATTATTACAACCAACAATTTTTGTTCTTTTCGTTTGACGTAAACCTATTATATTACCGCTACTACTAATAACATTTTCATCATCTTTAGAACGATTGGTGGTGAGCATATTATCATATTCATAATCAAAATATAAATTTTCAGCCACAATTTTACCAATACCATTTGTTTCAATGATACAAAAAGCATTGTTATACATGCACAGAATTTTGTGAGCAACATCAGCCAACATCAATGGTGGAATGAGATTATTTCGATAGATGGCAACCTGTTCATATGGCTGATTAGTAATATCAAAAACATTGATGATGCTATAATCTTTTCCTATTCCTTCAGAAACATCAACTGAAACCACATAACTATTTCCTTCTTTCGGTTCACGATATACATTGAAGTATCGATCGGATTTTATGGGATCTTCAAAGGTGAGTTGCTGTAATTTATTACCGCTTATAAGAGTGCCAGCACTACCAAAAAATTCGCATTCAAATTCTTGAGCAAATTGCTGCTGAGAAATATTTCGCAACGTTTCTTCCTTCCACTTCTCATCGCGTTCAGGATGATGCCACCATTCATATTTCTTAGGCACAAAATTATTTCTGCCTGCTATGGCATCTGACCAGATCTTATAAAACAAATTCATACCTTTCGGCGTGGAGGTAATAATTACTTTTGTGGTTTTTCCAGATGTGATGACAGGATAAGTTGAAGCAAAGAACTCAACATCATTCTGAATAAATGCAAGCTCATCCAAATAAATGACATTCATCGACTGACCGCGAATTGAGCTAGAACTAGTTGCAGCCGATATAATCCTCGTTCCATTGCCCAATTCAATTGATCCTTTATTCCATTCTCGAACTCCTGGCTTCAAGAACCAAGGCAGCTCTTCAAACATTTTTTTAATTCGATCAAGAATTTCTCTTGCTGTGTCTCCTTTATTAGCAAGGACGGCAATACGCATGTTTTCATTAAAAATAGCCTCATAAAGCAAATAAGCCGCGACAGTGGTTGTCTTTCCTGACTGCCGCGACAACATACAAACCACAAAACGATTTTCTTGGAAAGTTCGAATCATATCCTCTTGAAAAGGATACAAATCGAATAAGACCATACCTTTATCAAGAGAAATGATCTTCACATAATTTTTCACAAAATAAATGATATCATTCTTGCATTTGATGTACTCAACAATTTGCTCTTGCGTAAAAGGAATGGATACCCCAGCTTTTTTAAGCTTGGGGTTCCCATCATAGCACAAGTTGGTTCTGTCTATTTGAACGTCAGTAACAGCCACTGGCAATTATTCTTTCGGCTCCACCAAAATCTCACCTGTGGTTGGTGAATGTACCAGCACATCACCGTCTCGAATTTGCTGAGGCCCATCATATGTGTAAATGAAAAAATGGATGTCCTCAGGACCCCAAGCAGGGTAAAAAGACCCTGGAATGGAAGGTTTCTTAGCCCAAGCTTCCTTTAGCCACTGAGGCCAATCTGAGTAATCACTGCGAAAGAAGAATTGATATTTTTCAATCACATGGACACCCATCTGTCAGTTCATTGAAAACAAGAAATGACACGTAATCTAACAGGAAAATCGAAGTACAAACAAATACAAATACCAATATCAAATCTGCAACTCTCACGTTTTCTCCTCTTGTTTGAAAATCTCTTCAATTGCAGTCAATGCCCCGCAGAGAATAATAACATAAGAAATCACCTCCATCAACTCCAATCTAGTTGGGTCACGATCCGAAATTATGAGAAGAATGAAACCACCCAAACAAAGCAATGCAGATGTCAACATGCAACCTCCTTAATTCCTGTGCTTCAGAGTCCGAGCGCCATTTAAAATGAACAATCCCAATCCAAACAGCATCAAAATTCCAGGCTCTTCAACTGAGCTATTTGCAGGCAGAACAGTCCTCACGGCAATATTGTCAATTCCTACCGCTGAACTACCTGCTCCTACAAACTCCCTCAAACTAAACCTTAAACATACAGGCAATACATGAGGATAGGGAATTGTGAGGAAGAAAGTCCCTCGAGTGCCAGCTGAAGGAGAATTGTGACTGAGCAAAGGAATAGTCGAATTGTCAGCCAATACTAACTCAACCCAAAAATCATCTGAGTTATTCGTGTTATCCGCATCAAAGACGTAATCAAATTCTATCGTCAGCCATTTCGGAGTACCATGAGCAGCAGAAAGTGGGAAATCAATCTGCATTAAACTCGAACCATTTCTAACTACTCCTCCGTTCGGATTGCCACTCAAATCACCTGCGTTATCTCCAATAACTAAAAATTTATTCGCTGATGTCCCAAAACTATTATCAAAATCATCATCACCAAAAGTTGAAAAAGGATTACTGTCTAAATCAATAGGATTGATTCCATTCCTAACATTGAATGAAGCGGCAGAAGCATTTCCAGTTCCAGTATTAGTAAAAGATGTAAAAACATCCTCAACGGAAGGATCAGCACAATTCGAAGGAGCAGAATGAGCACTGGCACAATTCAAAGAATTCCAATGTTCAGATCCATTGATGGCACTTACTGGTTCAACTTGATTGGCATTATTAATGATGACTCCTTGAAAATCTTCTTCCAAAAGAGTTTGAGCAAAAGCCTGCGATGTCAAGAAACCAAAAAGGAAAAGATATTTTTTCATGTATTCACCTCACAAAATATTAGACAAGTATTTATCGATTGATATTCAACTAACACCACTATATAATATCACATATTGAAAATCAGTTCAAGCCAATTTAAAAAGAGGCTTCAAAAATTAAATCAGTTATCAAATAAAACAGATGGTACAAAGTTCGGAAAATGTCCGATCTCTGATTATATATTGGTTCATATGGGAAGTGACAATGGGATTGTTGCTTAAAAATTAACAGTCAATTCAATAATATTACACAATTTTTTGATTGATTTTTGGGTTGATCAATATAAATAATAGTGAAAGGATGCAAAGATTGCTAATTCTCAATTCGAGAATTGATAAATAATGATGGATCATTAAGGATGATGAGAAGATACAAACTAGTCGGGTCTCATTGAGACACGTAGGTTATTTGTTATGAGTATTGTGCCACCCCCTCAAGTCACAAGCCTCATTAGGGGGTCCGCGAGTAAGCTATGAGGGCAGCAGCCAAGCGCTCAGCACCCACGGGGCATTTAAAACGGTGCTGACAGAAAGCGGTAGTTGGGTAGTGCGGTACTAGTTCTGGCTATCCAGCTTTGACCCGAAAGGGTGACAAAGGCGCCGATTCAGCTTTAGCTGAGTAGGTATTCAAGACCGACCCGTAAAAGTTTTGAATACCGAGACGGCAGACTCATTAGTAGCTATC